AGGGTCAAGCAGTCTTGTTGGATTATTAACTAAATCTTCACCAATCAGTTTACCATAATAAGTATAGTTATTTTTACCGGTTAGTTGAATGAAACCACGACCAATATATTTGAACCCATCACCCTCAGCGGTGTTTCCCATACCTTTACCAATGACGGTGTTTTTACCATAAACTACTTCGGCAAATTTGTACGGATCTTTTTTAATTACATGTAACTCAGCATCGGAAAAGTTTTGAACACGTGTGGTAAAAGTTGCTCTAATTTTTTCATTTGGTGTGTTGCTGTAATTTAAATTTTCCTCAAATCTTTTGAAGCCAGTTTCCTTTTCTACGTTCGCAAGCGTAGCAATAATAGCAAACTTGTTTGTGATACCGATGTTTTGTAACTCTTTGGCTTTGGAGCATGTGCTTCTTTTTTGGCTTGTTGCTCACGTTGAATCGCATCAGCCAATCCTTTTTCTGATGTACGCAGTTCTTCTCTTTTTTCTTGGAGTTTTTTAGTTGTCTCTGATGGTTTACCCATCGATTGTTCTTCTAAAACGGCAACCTCATCAATTAATCGGTCACGTTCTTCCGTTTTCATTAGAATGATTTCACGGGCTTTAGCTAGATTCTCTGCTACTTGTTTTTGTCTTTCTGCTTCTACTCTTGCTGCTTCTTCTGCTGCTTTTTGTTGATCTATAATTGCACCAAGTTCTTTTTCACTCAGAGGCTTTTCTTTGAGTGGATTCATCTCCATCATTTTGTCAACGGCATTATTTACAAACGTGAAGATGTAATCCGAAGTATCATTGATAAAGTTCGATAATTTTTCAGGGAAGTTTTTTACAAAGTCTACAGTACCATCGATTACTTTTTTGGCTGTGTCTTTGTCAAACAAACCAAATGTAAGTGAGTCAACAACTCCAGCGATACCTGCTTTGATTGTTTCATACAGACTGCCAGTAGACTGCCACGTATCCCATGCGTCAGTCAAACCATCCCATAAAGTCAAAATGATTAATGCGATCCAACCTATTGGTCCTGCTGCTGCCGCAATGCCTCTAAATGCTACTTTGACAGCCGACTTCTCAGCCATCTTAGCCATTTTCTTTTCGAGTTTACCTTTGAGTTTGTCTACCATTGGTCGTAGATACTTCTCAAAGGCTTCTTCGAAATACTTCAAAGTGTTCTTAGCAAAGTCTTTAACTTTACCTACAAGCTGCTTGGCAAGTTTCTTTATTTTCTCAAATAATTTTAAAAGTTTTTCTTTTAGTTTTTTTACTTGGTCTTTGGCAAACTTTTTAAATTTCTTGAATAACTTACCTTTTGATGAATCCTCATCATCTTCTGACGGTGTGTTCTTTTTTACAAATTCGTCTTGAAGGACTTTGAATTTTCTTTCACGTTCATCATCTTTCAGAAAGTGCATGTCTGGATTTTCTGATGCTTTACCACCATAAATCTCTACAAGTTTAATAATGTTTTGACGAATGATGTTCAAGTCTCTGGCAATTCGTGAAACTGCCATAAAATTCAAAGATGCTTTTGAAAGTTTTTTGACTGTGGGTGAAGTTCTTTTGGTAGAAGTTTTATTTAAAACTTTCTTGCTTATTGCTAACCCAAGTTTTTCGGATAACATATTATGTTGTTAAATAGTTTTTCATAAAACTTGAATTATATGGATCAGCAACACTTTCTGAAGATGGTGCTTGTTTGCCAGAAGTATTGTTTGTCATTGGCGCATTGACTACTGTTCCGGCATCAGCCGCAGCATCCATTCTTTGACCTTCTGCAACCATTGATGAATTAGTTGATAACGCTGAACCAGAGGGTGCTGACATTGCTGGTGTAGGTATAGGGGGTGAAGGTGCGGCACCATCTGCGCCTGCTGCTCCAATTGAACCTGTTGCGCCTGTGGCACCAGCTACACCAGCAGCACCAGCTACACCAGCAGCACCAGCTACACCAGCAGCACCATCGGCTCCGGCAGGCACAGGTGATGTGCTTGCGCCTTTTGCCATTTGTAAAATCTTGGTTGGCTCACCACCAACAGCAATAACTTTACGACGAACTTCTTCTTCTGTTACTGATTTACCTGATGCTTGATCTGTGTAGCCAGTTGATGAAGATGGGTCAACATTGATACCAACTTTAGAACTTAGAAAACCCTTTGCGGCATCTTGACTCTTTTCAGCATTGAGTGGACTGTATGGATCAGGTGTAGGTGATTTGCCTACTGTTTCAGCAAGTGCTTGTTGTGACGCTTTTTGCTTTTCTTGTTTTTCTTTTTCTTTTGGCTTGTCTTCTAATCTATCTTTTGCTGCTTTGTCATAGAATACACCTTCACCAGAATCAAGTTTACCACTCATTTCTTTCAGTGATGTTGTAGCAGATGATGTGTATGTTTCGGGTGCAGCACTACTCGTATCTTTTTTGAATGGATAATAGGGTTTAGTGTCTTGTAATACACTACCCTTGAATGAGCCAACACCGAGAATGGAAAAATCATATGCTGTCAATTTGCTAAACGGTATTGCTGGTATCCCAACATTATTTTTAATGAATGTGACAACTTTATCAAAAAGTTCGGTGACACCAAGCAACAGCGGCATCATCATTTTCAATGCTGAGTCCATACCTTGACGAAGTTCTTTTTCACCGAACAATCCAAATGTAATAAACTTCAGGAATCCACCAAGCGCAGCAACAAGTGTATCTACAATGCTGCCACTTTCTTTCCAAACTTTGATGCCATCAAGAATACCGTTAATTAGACCACCAATCAACATCGCAGGTATGAATATCTTGCTTAGTATCGCAAGTATTGAACCGCCACTAAACAATGAAGCAAATCCACCAACAATGCCAGTAATCAATCCACCAATTAACTTTACTGGATTGAGCATACTCAACAAACTACCAATACCACCTTCTTCTTTTGGTGCTGCTTCTCTACCACCTCTTTCCGCTGCTGGTGTTGCTGCTTTGCTTTTTGCTCTGGTTGCTTCTAGTTCTGCTTCACGTTGATCTTCAGTTTTAAAAAACTTATCTGCTTTAGTCGCAGCAGTTTCACCTTTGATCTTTACAAGTTTGGCCATATTCTGGCGAAGCACATTGACATCTCTTGCTATGCCAGGAAAAGCAAGAGATTGTTTAGCAATTAAATCAAGAAAAGGAAGCACATTGGAACCAACTGTTGGCTCTTCTGCTTTTTGTTCAACACCTTCTTTGGTAGGTGATGTTTCTTTTTTCTTTTCTTTCTTCTTTTCTTTTTTACCAAAAATAGAAGATAAAAGACCTTTTTTTGTTTCTTCTTTCTTTTTTGCCATTTATCGTCTTGCCTGTTTTTGTGCGTTAATACGTTCTTTTTCTTCTTCCAAATACTGCATCAAAAGACCCAAATAAATGGTTCTTTCCCAAGGTAACATTTCTTCAAGTTCAGTCAAACTATACTTGTGATGCTGGATCAATGCAAAGTTTGTCTGATAATAATTACTCAGTGTGTCATAACGAAAGATTAGGCGAAAAAATTTTGAAGCCCTTTAATCTCAATGTCTTCTTCGTATCCACATTTACCACATTTGAAGTGGACATCTTTCTTCAGTTCTGGCATCGTGTCAAAAAACAATTTAATCTTTTCTAAATCTTTTTGTGACATTGAGTCAACAAATTCAACCAACTCTTCGTGTGAAGAATCTTTGGCATAATACACTTGTTCTTTATCATACAGATATTCAATACAATCAATTAACACATTTACCAAAATATCGTTTTCATTCATGCTTTCATATTTCTGGATCATCTCAAAAGTAGGATACTTCAGACAAATTCCAATTTGGTCATTCAACATAAATTTGTTGTTGTGATTCGCATGAACTGTTGGCTCAACTTCTAATAGATTCAGTTTAAAATCTACTGAGCCACTACATGTAGCATCTTCACCTTTATCGTTTTTAATAACGTTATTACACTTATACTTTAAGTCAACAACTTCTTCTACCGATCTAGCACGGAGGTGCATGAACAAATATTCAAGATCAAACGTTGGTAAAGAATCAATATCAATGTCATCTAGCACACAATTCTTTAGAACTCTACGAATCGTTCCAATCACATCTTTGGAATCTTCTGATTCTGCTGCCATCAAAAACAATTTTTGTTCTTTGACAAGAAATGGTCTAATTCGAACACTCTGTCCATTTGAAATCAATTTAATGGTATAAATTGGTACGTCAAGTTTTGGTAACATAATTTCCTCTCAATTAGAATGAAAAAATTCTGGACGCCGCTGTTCCTCCAAGTGTGCTGAGTGTTTGACCGATATCATATTGACCTTCAAATATCGTGCGATATTTTTGATAAGAAAACGAAACTGATAAACGATGAAAACCTTCTTCAGCCCAACTCAAAGGTTGCGGTGCTATTCCAATTGGAAAAGCATCCATTAATTCTACGGCATAAATTTGACGAACAAAATCGTCATATTGAATAATACGAATATTTGTCAAGTATCTTGTGGCATTACTTTTTGGAAATCTTGGATTGTTTGTATCTGGTGGTATAATTGAATCCATCCAACGTTCAAACAATTTTCTTTCATAGAATTCGTTTGTACACAGAAAAGTTAAGTTCGTATCTGTGTACTGCATACGATATGGAACCTTGAATGATGGTCCATAGATTCGAGCATCGGCTGTTTCGAGTGTTCTTCCTGGCAGTTCTGCTGATTCACATTGTAGTGCCAGATATCTTGACACAGAGGGATTAGATGAACGGGTACCTTCATTCTGAAATCCTAAAGCAGAATTGATAGCGTCGGATACATCAGTGAAAATTGAGTTTGGAAAGTTTAATACTTTTTCCAAAAATGAATTGCCAATTGACTGCCCAATATATGCGGGTATTGGTATGATAACTTCATATCGACAAGGACGAGCAAGTCCGTCTTTGCCTTTAATATTTGATAAAAACAGATTAGGTGAAAAAGCCATTAAAATTTGTCCTCTGAATCTGACCAGACTTTGCTAGCCGTTGCTTTTGCAAAAGATTCCACAGGCAATAGAGCAGCGATGTCCCATTCATCGGCAGTTATTTCCAAAAATCTAGATTGAACATGTCCAGACAAGTATCGTTTGATACACGGTGATGCTTCATAGATTTTTGATGCTCTTTTCAAAAAGTCGTAACTAATTCTAAATCTTGTGGTTTCATCATAATCACGATTATTCAAAATTGTACTTAATTTGTCGAGAAGAATGATTCGTCGCTTTGGGTGAATGTAATGTAGATTCAACCCTAGAAAGCCGTCTGGATATCGTTCTATTGGAATAACCAATGGGAACCTGTCGTAATATGGCAACGAATCTTTCGTCTTTGGATCATAATAATAAAAGTACATACGACCGATAATAGACTGGTTTTTTAATCGTTCACGATCACGCATCAACTCACCTTTGGTGGGTCTGAGTGAAGGAACTTTGGACCTTAGCCACGAACGAGCCTCACGGGATCGTGGTGCGTATCCTGACTTAGCAAGGGATTCCTTAATTCTATCAATGAGTCGTTTCGCCATGTTGTATTTATCTGATACCCAAGTGCTTTTCAGTCAAAATTTGAAACTGCCAGCCGTGATCTTTACAGAACTCTTCGGCAGCATACCACTTGGCTTTGTTGATTTCGTAAGTGATTGCTTCTTGTAGATATGTTCGTGTCTTGCGTTTTTGTGTTGGTGGTTGAGTCTGTTTCTCTGGCTTGACTTCTATAACGTAAGTCATTACTGTGCCGTCTGCTTTACGCATCTTGGCAATGAAGTCTGGAAAGTACCGATGCTTCTTTTTGTCAACTGGGCTGTAATAAGGTATAGGAAGTTCTTCCGAACCCCACCAAATGACGTTCGGATTTTCATCTAAATAATTCATTACCTTTATTTCCCACGTGGACCTGTAGATGATATTGTTCGCATCACCTTTGTATTTCTGTGGGTTTTTCGGTTTAAATCTTCCTTTATTTGACATAAATACTATCTAGTCAATCAAAACAGGAACCCTCATGGCATTTTTCGGTCTGTCAGATATCACCATAGCAAAAGAAGATAATAGAAGAGGACCGCTGGCACCTCTTTTTCAGGGCACCACATCAAATACATTCAGATATCCTTTAGACATTGGTAATTATGACAAAGCGCATTACATGGTTGTCAATGTGTTTAAACAAAACAACTCACAATATCAAGGTGTCCAGCAAAGTGGTGTCAATAGAATTGGTTCAATAAAACAAGAAGTATCCGGAACACAAAGCCCATCTTTCGCATCAAAAATTAATAGTGCCATCGATAATGCTGTAAATAATTTTACAAGCGGTAAAAGTTTGTTTGGTAAAAACATCGCAACTAATTTTGGCGGACCGATCAAGCAAAGTGCTGCTGTAGATATTGATCAGAACTCATACATCAGCAACGTACAGAGTATTGAAAATGATTCTCTGATAAAAACAACTACAAAGACTGACGAGACAATTGTTCTCTACATGCCCGATACACTTCAATATACTTTCGGACAATCATATGCTGAAGCGGCTTTAGGTGAAGAGTTGGGTGGTAAAATAGCAGTAGCAGGTAAGTCTGTATTAGAAGACTTAAAGAATGGTTTAGATCCTAAAGCGGCTGCTGAAAAGGGTCTAAAGGGACCAGCGGCAACTGCTGCTATTCAAAAGGGAATTGAAGCTAGTGGAGCAGTTATTGGACAAGGCTCGGCTAGGGCTGCCGCATTTTTGGCTCTGGGTGGTGTGAATAATCCAATGCTTGAACTGCTTTATTCATCACCGTCTTTTAGACAATTTACCTTCGAATTCATGTTTTATCCCCGTGATGAAAAAGAAGCACTAGAAGTTCAAAACATTTTAGAGCGTTTAAGATTTCATCAAGCACCAGAGATAGATGGTGGTTCGGGTGGCCTTCTTTTGATACCACCTTCAGAGTTTGAACTTTCTTTTTACTACGGCGGTCGTCCGAATCCAAACTTACCTGGCATAGGTCGATGTGTTCTTACAAACATGTCAGTAAATTATGCGCCAAATGGTTGGACAGCATATGAAATGTTTGGCGAAAATGATCCACGTTTGGGTCGTACTGGTATGCCTACAGCTATTCAATTAACACTTGATTTTAAAGAAACCGTTATTCTTACAAAGAAAAGCATGGTTCGTGGTGATGGAGGATATAAATCAACACAGTCTGTTGGCACCAAAGTACAAGACATTTATAATACTCTCAAAAGATAATTTATGGCCAAGTATTTTAATTTTTTTCCAAAAACGCTTTATTCTTTATCCGATAAGTCAACGGCTGCTGATTTTGTAACAAACATTATTGCTCGTTTTGGATTTGAACAAAGTCTAAAAGAAAACTCTAGTATTTTTTATCCATATGACATTCAAGATGGCGATACGCCAGAAACAATTGCTAACAAGTATTATGGTTCACCCGAAAGACATTGGGTAGTTTTACTATTCAATGATATCATCGATCCTCAATACGATTGGCCTCTTGATCAAAGAACAATTATAAAATATGTTAATGTCAAATACACAGCCAATGGTGCGGCAAATACAACACCACAAACCGGATTAGCTTGGTCACAATCAAACACAAAATCTTATTATAAAGTTATTACAAGAGTTACAAATAATTCTTTAAAAGATACAATCAAAGAAAAGTTAGAAGTAGATGCCAATACGTATGCGAATGTTGCTATTGTAACTTCCACATATACATTACAAAATAATACAACCGTAACACAAACAGTGACGAAAGAAACGGAAACATATTATGATTATGAAGTAAATTTAAATGAATCAAAAAGAAAAATTAAGTTGCTCAGAGCAGATATTGTGTCGCAGTCCGGTTTGCTTGATGAATTCAAACGAGTGGTGAATTCTAAAGATTAAAAAATGGAAACAGTTAATTTACCGGAAACGCCATCAAAATTTAGTATCAACGAACTTGCTATTGTAACTAAAGCAGGTAAGTTGGACATATCTAAACTGTTTCAGGAAATAAACATATTTGACTCTCTTTTATCTCCGGTCATGTCGGGTGCTGTAGTCATTATTGATTCTATTGGATTATCGTCTAAACTTTTGTTTGATGGGTCGGAAGTTCTTCTTGTAAACATTGGTAAGGATACAGACTCATCGTCTTTTCGTTTAAAAAAAGCATTTAGAATATATCGTCAAAGTAACAGAGCCACACTACAACAAAATGCCGAAACATACACTTTAGAATTTGTTTCTGATGAGTTTATTTTTTCTGAACAACAAAAAATAAATCAATCATACAAAACGCTGGAACATTTATTGGATTTGATCCTATTACAAGAACAGTACAAAATAAACGTATTGGGTTTGAAGATCATTACAACGCTATGGATCACGGCAACGATACTGCCAACTTTTCTCAATCAAAGAATCGAGGTGGTGAAACAGCAACTCAAGCGTTCGACTCAAAAAAGGTAGTGAATATTTTTGGCGCTAACATAAAAAATAGTGAGTACATTAAAAAGTATGATCCCACATCAATCTCAAAAGTTGAAAACCCAGAAGATTTTATATTTGCTCGAAAAGCCATTTTTAGCAATCTAATGAACAAAAGAATTAAACTTGTGATGCCTGGTAATTTTCAATTGACTTCGGGCTTCAATTTGAATGTTCGTGTACCAGATTTTTCAAAAAAAGAAAGTGGCTCCGAAAACGAAGATCGTTCGTTAAGTGGGAAATATTTGATTATTGCTACAAGACATATTATTAAGTATGATATGCATGAAACAGTTTTAGAACTTGCAACAACATCGAATGAAACTGACTTTATACCACAAAGTGTGCCAGAACAAAATCAAGCGATAGAGACTTATGGAAGCTACTGATAATAAAGATTTTGCTGGTAAATATGGCTTTACCTGGTGGATGGGGATTGTTGAAAAAATCAACGATCCTTTAAAACTTGGTCGCTGTAGGGTTCGTTGTGTTGGTTGGCACACCGACAATAAGTCTTTATTGCCAACAGATGACTTGCCTTGGGCGATGTCTTCAATTCCAGTAAATACCAATAATGTTTACCCGCCACGTGAGGGTGATATGGTATTTGGTTTTTTCGTTGATGGTGAAAATGCTCAAGTGCCTGTAATTCTTGGCGTACTTCCGGGTATACCACTCAATGCTGCCAACTATCAACAAGGCTTCAATGATGCTAGAACACCAGAAGAAGTTTCTGCTGCGCCAGTCAAGCCATATGAGTCATCAACAAACTATCCACGTAAGTTAGATGAACCAACAACATCAAGACTTGCTCGAAATGATTCTGATTATCCATCTGAAATACTGACTGCAAAAAAAGAAAAAAAAGCAAGTAAAGTAGAACCAGATTCATATTACAATGCAAAGTATCCCTACAACAATGTATATGAGTCTGAGTCAGGACATGCCCTAGAATTTGATGATACTAAAGGCGCCGAACGTGTTCATGTTTATCATCGCTCAGGCTCATACACTGAGTGGGGACCAGAAGGTGATAGAGTAGAAAGAATACAAAGAAATAAATTTGAAGTTGTTATTGGTGACGAAAAAGTTTATATAAAAGGTAATGTAGAATTATACGTAGATGGTAATGTAAACATGGAAGTTGGAGGTAATTTTCAAGCTGAAATAGGTGGAACCTGTGAGATAAACTCAAGTGGAAATATGTCATTCAATGCTCCACAAATAGATTTCAACTAATATGTCTGTTTTTATTGAAACTTCACAATCAAACCTTTCTGGCTTCGTTACAATACCTGACGATGACAGGGATGATATTCTTGATGCTGAAGAAAAACGTAGAACTTTACCATCAGCTTATGAAAAAACTACGTTTTCTGTCGATATGAATTTTACCGCATATTATTTGCAGATTCCGGACCTTGAAAAGGTATACGTCGATGTTTTGGCTGTAACACCTTTATATGATTTTAATAGTATAGGATTAACTGCAAATCCTATTGATACTAATACTTTAAGAGTTATTGGTACAACTTCAAATGTTTTTCCTGGCACATATTTTCAATTTACAATGCCAACTCTTGATGCATCTGGAACAAAATATGAACAAGAAATATTAGATGCAAACACGACTAAAGATTTTTATGCTTTAAATTATTACGAAATGCCTCAACCAACAGAATTGGAATTAACTTATCCAATAAAATTAAGAGTTCAATCTACGCCACTGACTCCAGAACAAGACATTGAAATTGACTTATTTCAGTGGCATTATTGGGAATACGAGCCAGCTAGAAGAACAATTATAGATTTAGTAGCAAGGGGGAAAAACTAATGCCGGCAGTTGCAAGACAAAGCGACAGAGTTATGTCGAAAGACGGATCAGGCAAAAAATGTAAGTCTCCATTGAGAACATCGGTCGGTCAAGTCAACAGTAAAAACGTTAGGGCTAACGGTAAATTAATTGTTGTTGCGGGCAATACTATATCGCCTCATCCTAAAAGAGGATGCACCTTAGACACATCAACATTATCATCATATTCTAGTTCGGTTAAAATAGGCGGTTTGGGAATAGGTAGAATTGGTGACGAATATGGGCCCAACATAATCACACAAGGCTCGCAAGATGTTTTTGCTGGAGGTTGAATAAATAAAACATGACTACTACAATAACATCAATTAATCCTAAGATTGAAACCGAAAGGTCTTATAGAGACTTAGATTTAAATTTTACGGCACATCCTGTTAAGAAAGATGTTAGTGTTCATCTTAATGAAAAAGCTGTAATTAACTCTGTAAAAAATCTAGTATCTACTAACTTTTATGAAAGACCTTTTCAACCAGAATTAGGATCTTCAATTCGTGCTTTACTTTTTGAACCAGTTGACTCAGTTTTTGGTGCATCAATTGAAAGACGATTGCTTGATGTAATTAACAATTATGAACCTAGAGTTTCTGTTGAATCAATTGTTGCCATACCTGCACCAGACGAAAATGGATACAAAGTGACAATGACTTTTTACATAATTAATTTAGCTAATCCAATTACAATTAATTTCTTTTTAGAACGTATAAGATAAAATGGCTGAACCACTACAAGTTACAGAACTTGATTTTGATCAAATCAAGCAAAATTTAAAAACTTATCTAAAGAGTCAATCTGAGTTTACAGATTATGATTTTGACGGTTCTGGATTAAGTATATTGTTGGATATTTTGGCTTACAACACTCACTATCAAGCATATTACTTGAACATGGTTGCCAATGAATCATTTATGGACACGGCACTATTGAGAGATTCTGTAATTTCTCATGCCAAAGTTTTAGGATATGTACCTTACTCAAGAAAAGCCCCACGTGCTGTTCTTAACTTCACGGTAAATACTGATGTTGATGATGGTTTAACTTTAACTATACCAAAAGGTTTTGCTTTTTTATCAAATGAAATTGATGGGGTAAGTTATAATTTTGTAACATTAGAAGAAAAGACCGTAACTAAGGCGAATACAGATTTTTTATTTTTAAATCTGCCAATATATGAGGGTCAACTAGTAACTTATAATTTTACTTACGACCAAACAACAAATCCAAAACAAATTTTTGTTCTTCCAGATGTGAACATTGACACAACAACTTTAACTGTGTCTGTTCGTTCTAACAGGTAAAAGTTTAACAAACGGTTCAGTAGTAGGTGTGACTTATTTGGTCACAAATGGAACTGCCGCAAACAAAGCAAATAATTTCGTAGCTACCGGTTCTTTGATTGACTCCGATAATGAAAATCAAACAAATTTTACTATTAATCCTGTAAGTGCTGCTTCGGGTGGTGCTGAACGTGAAAGTGTAGATGAGATAAAATTTTCGGCACCTCTTCAGTATACAACGCAAAATCGTTTAGTCACAACCAAAGATTATGAATCTTATATTAAAAAAAGTTACCCCTCAGTTGAATCTTTATCTGTTTGGGGTGGAGAAGATGAAATACCGGCAGTTTATGGTAAAGTTTTTGTGGCACTAAAACCAAAGGATAACTATTTTATAAGCGAAGCTGAAAAGCAAAGAATAATTGACGAAATTATTAATCCAAGAGCAATTATTTCCGTTAGTGCTGAAATTAGAGATCCCGATTATCTTTATATTTTGTTGAATAATCAAGTGAAGTATGATTCTAAAAAAACTATACTTACGGAATCACAACTTTCTACGCAAATTAGAAATGCAATTATTAGTTACAAACAAACATTTTTAAATAAATTTAATGCTATTTTTGCTCTTTCAAAAGTACAAGATCAAATTGATGGTGTAGAAAATAACGCTATTATTGGTTCAGAAACTCTTGTCAAACTTCAGAAAAGAATCACACCAAAACTGAATATAAGTTCAAATTATACGATAAATTTTGGTGTTCCTATTAAAAGGGGAACATTAGCTGATCGGCTGACAACAACAGAGTTTTCTGTTTATGATGCTACAGGTGTGAGTAGAACTGCAATCATTGAAGAAATTCCTCAATCATTTACAGGTGTTTCATCTATAGAAATTATAAATGCTGGATATGGATATACTTCAACACCAACAGTTACAATTTCCGGTGACGGTACAGGTGCTACAGCAGAAGCAGTCATCGAAGGTGGAAGAATTACACAAATTAATATGACAAATCGTGGCACTGATTATACACGTGCTACCGTGACTATTACGGGTGGTGGGGGCTATAGTGGTTCCGCAACGGCGATAATTGATTCGAAAGTTGGAACACTCAGAGTTATCTACTATGATGAAAACGCCAATAGACAAATTATTGATGCTAATGTTGGTGAAATTTATTATGATACTGGAATTATTATACTGAATGATTTAAAAATACTTTCTGTTTATCCTACGTTCATTGCTTTTCTTGAAGCATACTATGAATTTCTTGAACAAAAACAGGGATCAGAAACAAATGATTTGATCACACAAGCAAAGTCTCTTCGTTATGCTACCGATGTTGATGAGTCAATTGCTCAATTTCAAACAAACTTTATTAACAATTATGCCCCTTTAGTTCCACAAAACGCAACTGTTGATAAAGCATTTTTAATAAAAAATATATTACCTTTTTATTTGACTAAAGGTAATATTAAATCTTTTGAATTATTTTTCAGACTTCTTTATGGTACAGATGTTACTATAACTTTCCCAAAAGATAATATTCTTCGTGCCTCTGACGGTAAATGGACTGTAGAGAATGTTGTTCGTATTGATAATGAAGTTTATTCTTATTACATCGGAAACGGTACAAAAAAAGAATTCCTTCTTGCTCAACAAGTTGGCAAATCTGATGTTACTGTTTATGTAAACAATGTAGAAACAACAAGTGGCTTTTACATACTTAAAGAGAGCAAGAAAATCATTTTTGATTCTGCTCCAGCAAACAATGTGGAAATAAATACAATTAGATCAGACACAGTAGCAACACTCAGTTCAATTACTGTAACAAATGCTGGAGCCAGTTATAATGTTGGTGATCCGGTAACAATTATTGGTGGCGCTCCACAAACTCCAGCTGAAGCAGTTGTGAGTGAGATTTCAATTGGATTTGCTGATGGCGCAAACGTTGGTTATGGAGGTGCTGGTTTTGCTCTAGGTGGTATCATAACTGCTTTTAATGATGATGGCACAATTACTCTTGCTACAGGTGCTATCGATACTTCGGGCGCAAACTCAGCAAATTCATACACACTCTTTACTGATACCATCAACACATATGCCAACATAGTTCTTTCAAACTCCAACTATGGTTTTCCATCAACTGTAATTCCCACTGGTGAAAACATTGCAACACGATTGGTGGATGCATTTTCAAAAGCTACAATTACTGATATTGGTCCGATGACCAATGTTGCTATAATTTACTCAGGAACAGATACATCAAACTTGACAATCGATGCTGACGGAGCAAAATACGCTAACACTTTTGACATAAAAACTTTTGGTTCAATAGGTAGAATTGACATAGTTTCTGGTGGTAGCAATTATCTAATTGGCGATGAACTTACTCTTGGTCCAAATCCAGCTGGAACATATGGTAGAGGTTTTGCGGCGGCAGTTACAAATACAAACGCTTCAGGTGCAATTACAAGAATTGAAATTCAACCATCAAGACTTACTGGCAGTGCTAACACAACGTCTGGCAATGTTGTTGTCGTTGGAAATGGCACAAATTTTATAAATGAATTGGCCGTTGGTGATCAAATCATGATTAACTCCGAATCACGATATGTCAATTCGATTTTGTCAGCAACTTCTCTTAATGTAAACGTATCCTTCACAAGAACTTCAACTGAAAGAAAAATTGGCGTATATGACCGATATCTTGTTGGTGGTCAGGGTTATATTCAAAACAATTTCCCAACAATCACAGTATCATCGACAACTGGCGCAAATGCTAATTTACAAATTACTTCTTTGATGGGTAATGGTGAAAGACTTGGAATTACGGGTTCGGGAGTTGCCGGTTCTATTACAAAGATTCGCATAACAAACCCTGGTGCTGGCTATCAATTTATTCCAACAATCGATTTGTCGAACCGTGGTGATGGCACAGCAACAGCAGAAGCGCAAATTGAGAGGTCATATGTTTCTTTTCCCGGAAAATGGATTGGCTCGGATGGAATCATTTCATCATTAGATAGAAAGATAGAAGGTCTAGATTATTATATCGATTTCACTTATATTACTTCTGTGGCTACAGAATTTGCAAAGTATGCCAGCATTTTAAAAGATTTGTTACATCCTGCGGGCTTCAAGAATTACGCCGAGTATCCAATTTCACGACCTGTAGATTTAGATTTGACAGTTGATTCTTCAGTCACCGAAACAATTTCTGGATTAGTTTCTACAAGTGCCAACTCGATTATAGTAACAGGAACTTCGACCAAATTCAATGTTGCAAATAGTCTAGGTATCATTTCAATAGGTACACAAATCGCTATAAATAATGAAATACGCACAATCAATGCGATTGTCAGTAACACTTCATTGACAGTCTCAAGCGCATTTACGACAAACACCTCTGCTCAGACATTGATTATTATCACATAAATATAGCTTATGGCTCTAAACTATACATCAGAAAAACTTCCATTAGACAACGCTGAGAGATTTAAAGACTCTTTTAGCGATTCGGATCCGTCTATACAGTATATTTTTATTGGAAATCATACTCCATATTCTAATGAATCTTCGCCACCAAATATTGCTGAAACTATTTCCAGTGAAAAATTGGTCTGGGACAATATGTTTGCGGCAAAAAAAGTTACCGCAAATGATGTTGAACTTGTTATTCCAAGAGTAAATTGGACAGCAAACACAAAGTATCGTCAATATGATGATACGATTGCTTTGTCAGATTTAATTACTGGGAATACAACACAAAATTTGAAGCCATTTTATATTATTACGTCTGCTAAAAATGTTTATAAATGCCTTTCAAATAACTTCTCATCAAATTCTACAGTAGAACCTACAGGAGATTATTCAACTTCTAATGGTGCTATTTCAACTGCTGATGGTTACATTTGGAAGTACATGTTCAATGTCAAATCATCAAATAAGTTTTTGAATACGGAGTGGATTCCCACTCCAACAAGAAATACACAGACGAGTGGTTTGTCTGATTACAGTCTTGATGACACAGGTGTTGTAGATGGAGAATTGACAACGGTTGTGATCACTAGCGGTGGTTCTGGTTATTATGACACTAGTGTCGGTGTAACTCCTTTCATCACACATCAAATGGTGGTGGTAATGGATCTAATATATCTGTGGCCACACGAATTTATTTTGATGGTGATGGTGTAAACGCTGCCGGTTCAGCGACACTAGCAAACGGTCAGATTTCCAAGATTACAATCACAACAATTGGAACCGGTTATTCACGTGCGAATGTTTTAATATTCGGTTCAGGCACAGGAGCTAGTGCTAGAACAATTATAGCACCAAAATATGGACATGCTAAAAATCCAGCAAAAGATTTATTGGCTAAAAATGTAATATTAACAAGTGTAATTGGTCAAGTTGATTCAACTGAGAATGGTCTGATTTCTGTTGACACTTCATTTAGACAATTTGGACTGCTCAGAAACCCGCATAAATATGGTCAAGCTGCAAAAGCAAATAATACAACAGCAAATGCAGTTATAACTCAGGCAAGAACTTTGACGCTAACACCAGGACCTTCTTATACATTGAATGAGTATGTGTCACAAGTAACTGCTAATAATACTGTAGCATATGGCTTTGTTTATTCGCAAACGGCCACATCAGTAAAAGTTACTCAAGTAAAAGGTAGCTTTGTAGTTGGTCTTTCTTTGATTGGTTCATCATCGGGAACATCACGAACTCTAGTGGCAACAACCAATCCAGAGTTTGAGCCATATTCTGGTGATATTTTGTATGTTGAAAACATAGAAAAAATAGAAAGAGAAGATGGTCAAGCTGAAAACATCAGATTTATTATACAATTCTAAAGGTTAGACATGGCATTAAACTTTAACACAAATCCGTATTACGATGATTTTGATGAAGATAAAAACTTTCACAGAATCTTGTTTAGACCTGGCCGTGCTGTACAAGCACGTGAATTGACACAATCACAAACTATTCTTCAGAATCAAATTGACCGTTTTGGTAAACATGTATTTCAAGAAGGTTCAAAAGTTACTGGTGGTGAAACATTTGATGAAACTGTACTTTCTGTAAAACTTCAACCAACTTATAGTGGCAATACAATTAATATTTCTGGTTATAATGATTACTTTGCGTTTTCAACAACCAGCAATGCAGTTTATAAAATTAAAAAAGCTGAAGCTGCTACTTCTACTGATCCAAACACTTTATTCTTAGCGTTTATTAAAGGTTCTACCGTAATTAACGGAAACGCAAATGTGACGATTGCAAATTCAGAAACTTTGAGAATATATTCAACTGGGGATTTATCGTCTTCAAATATTGTAGGCAACGTCATTTCTTCAAGCACAGAATCTTCAAATACTGGAAGACTTTTTTCAGTAAATGAAGGCATATTTTTTACTAATGGATGTTTTGTAAAAACACCAAAACAAACAACCGTTGTATCGAAATACACAAATAATGCAAATGTGACTGTTGGATTCGACGTTACCGAATCTATAGTTGCTTCAACATCAGATACTTCTTTGTTAGATCCGGCTATTGGAGCTTCAAACTATATTGCTCCAGGTGCTGACAGATATAAGATTGAACTTACATTAACTACAAAAGAAATCACTGCTGATGAATCAATTTCCGATCTTACGACATCAAAATACATTGAGTTATCAAGATATAGAAATGGTGAATTAGTAAAACAAACTCAAACTTCTGTTTATTCTGTTCTTGGAGACACACTTGCAAGAAGAACTTATGATGAATCTGGTAATTATAGAGTAGAGGGACTTAATCCCAAAATTCCTTCAGAAAAATTCACTCCAAATAGCATTTTTACATTCGCAATTAGCCCAGGCAAAGCGTATGTTAAGGGCTATGAAATAGAAACTGTAGGTACAACTGAACTGTTATTAACAAAATCACGTGCCACCGAATCTGTTTCTGGTTATGATGTACCTGCTTACTACGGCAATTATTTTTACATAACAACAGCAAATGGCGCAGTTATAAACTTTTCAACTGCGGAGAAATTAGAACTACACAGAAATGTTGGCGCATTTAGCGCATCAACTAAAATTGCTGAAGCATATCCAAAGAATTTAGAATATGTGAGTGGCAATGGATCTACTTCAACCTATAAACTACATCTATTCAATATTGTAAAAACAAGTAACACACCAATTGACTTGACACGTGCCATTATAGCGGGCAACTCAACATCAGTCAATGCTACCTGTAACATTTCAAACAGTTCAGTTATTACAAGAACAATTGCTGGTACAAATTATTCATATTCGAATGTAATTAACTTGGCTAGTTCAACAGGTGTTACTGTTGGTATGGAAGTTTCGGGTACAAATATTTCATTTCCAACTTATGTAACTGCTATAAATGGTAACGATATTACTGTAAGTGGAAATCCTGTTGGTAACAATACGCTACAGTCTCTTACCTTCAGATCAGCGTATTTGACGGATACTAACTATGACTCGTCTGTTTTTGAGGCTTCGTATGATGTAATCAAGCAATTCTCTCAAGTTAATTATTATACCAAACGAGTTTTCAAATCGGTTTCATTTGTTGCTGGAGTGGCTTCAGTTCAGACAAATGATGGAACAGAAAGATTTGCTAATGTAAGTGGTGCAAATTTACAAAGACACTATGCTATTTGTATTCGCACTGGTGGTACAGGATCTTTTCCGAATTTTACATGGGTCAACTTGAGTGCTGGTTCTTATATTAGTGTGCCTTCACCATCAGTCGGTTCTCCAGCAACACTGAATATCAATTTGGGAGATGCCACTTTCAATGGCACGGCAGATATTCTGACCACACTTGATATTACAGCAGCAACGAGAAGAACAAAAACGCTGTCTCAAAATGACATCAAATACTTTACTGTATTGGATTCGGCAAACACATTCTCTTTAGGCTATGCGGATGTAATCAACGTTTCGGCAATTTATATTGCGACTGGTTCAAATACAGCATCAAACGCTAATGTAAACGTTGTTGGAAGTTTTGATATTGATCTTGGTCAAAGAGATAGCTTCTATGATCATTCTACGATCAAATTAAAGAACGGAGCAACTGTAAATACTGGCAACACGTTGGTGATCTTTAATCGTTTTACACATTCGGGGACAGGGTATTTCGATACTTTATCTTACCCAACATACGATGAAATTCCAGCTTATACAAAAACTGATGGTACAGTAATAGATTTAAGAGATTCAATAGACTTTAGACCAATCAGAACGGCAAATGCGTCTTCTAATGTTTATTCAAATCTCTCAATGTCGTTTGCCTCACAACAAATTGTTGATTCATTAATTGGTTCCGTTGATACTGATGTTGAATATTATCTCAGAAGAAATGATAAAATTGTATTGACAAAAAATGGTACGTTCAAAACTCTGACTGGTGTTAGCGCATTGACGAACCCACCAATTCCAAATAATGAAGAAGATTCAATGACACTTTATACTTTGTCAATTGATCCATACACTTATACAGCAAGTAATGTAAAAATTCAAGTTGAAAATAATAAACGTTATACGATGAAAGATATTGGTTCAATTGATAATCGTTTAACTAGAGTTGAATATTATACCGCACTTAATCTGTTAGAAAAAGATATAGCGTCAACGGTATATTATGATGACCAAGATAATCAGTTATTTAACAACGGTTTTGTTGTAGATTCTTTCAAAGGTCATAGCATAGGTGATGTGTTTAATCCTGACTACAGTTGTTCAATTGATTACGATAATGAAATACTCAGACCGAAGTTTGAAAGTAATGGCACATCTTTAGCTATTTCAAGTAACACACTATCGACAACTGGTAATCTTATAACATTAACTTACACTTCTGTACCATATATTACACAAAATATAGCGTCAGAAACAGTAAACGTTAACCCATTTAATGTGATTGGTTTTATTGGTTATGTGAAACTCGAAAAATCTTCTGCAAGTTGGGCAGACTTTTCAACGAGACCGGATGTTGTTATCAATAGAGATAATGGTTTAGATAATTTTGTTTACTCAAATAATTTTCCCGGATCAAAATGGAATGATTGGTCATTGTTTGGCTATGATGATGAAACAAATATTGTTTACACATATTATTCTTCATCCGGTCAACAACTTCAAACCACAACGGATTCTAGAGTAAAATCATCCGACAGTGGCATTATTGAAAATAAACTTTTGATTTATACCGCAAACACTGCGTTAGATTTTGAACTTTTTGGCATGAGACCTAATGTTAGAGTAATAGCATATTTGGATAACATTAATGTTACTGGTTACATGAGAAAATATGATTCCGCAAACTCGGTTTACACAACTGCGGAATTGACTACAGATAGTAATGGATACGCAAAGGGTAAAATATATATATCACCAACATTTACTACTATGAATGCTATTGCCATAGGAGCCGCACAAGCAGGAGGAACAAGATATAATGGTTCAACTGATTTTCATAGTGCCGTAAAAGATGCGACCGGTCAAGCAACGTATACACCTGTAACATTAAATCAAGCAACAACCAATCTTACAAGTGTACGTACACTTCCAGCAGCTACATCTACTAGTCTTGGTGCAAGTGCTAGAGCAGATGATTATATCGGCGCTTTGTACAGAGAAGTTTTAGGTCGTCCACCCGATACAGATGGTTACAACTATTGGGCTTCTGTTGTTGCTGGTGGAGCGTCATTAGATTTTGTGGGCAAAGCCTTTGCGAATGCAGCGAATCAAAACTTAAATCAAGGTAAAGAAACACAAGTAAAGTGTGAAGTAAGTGATCCGATTGCTCAAACTTTTTTTGTAAATCGTTTAACAAATCCAGAAGGCATCTTTGTGTCTAGCATTGACATTTATTTTGCCACTAAAGACAGTTCTGGTATACCGGTTACTTTAGAGTTGCGTCCTACGGTAAATGGGTTTCCACATTCCGATGAAATAATCGCTGAATCAGAGGTAACACTTAATCCTTCAAGTGTGAATTTGCCTACTAATCCAAACGTTCCTGTTGCAACAACATTTACATTTAGAACTCCAATATATTTGGAACCAGGCGAATATTCATTTGTAGTAAAAGCGAACTCTGACGAGTACACTGTTTATATTGGTACAATCGGACAACAAAGACTTGATGGAGTTGGGCCAATCGTTTCGCAACCATATATCGGATCTTTCTTCAAGTCACAAAATGCTTCAACTTGGACACCAGATCAAAATAGTGATATTTGTTTCGTTATGAGGCACTGTAAATTTGCCGCAAATACAGTTCAATCGGCAGTTTTAACTCCAGTTTCATTTGGATATGATCAAACTTATGATCTTGCAAGACTTAATGTTCCATTTGAAACTTTAGGTGTTTCTGCGAATGTTACTTTTGAGCTGGCAACAAAAGCAAATTCTACAGGTGCAATGGGTAATTATCTTAATGTAATACCCAACTCGAATATCATTTTCAATGAAAGAAAGATTATTAATACTTCTTCTGATGCGAATGTCAGAATTAGAATGATCACTTTGAACGAAGATATTTCACCTTATGTTGATGTTTCTGGTTCGAATTATACTGTTGTGAAAAACTTAGTAGATAGTCCAGCAGCAGCAAATGTGACTTCGTACCCAGAAACTTTAGCATCTGGTGGTGGTGCTTTGTCTAAGTATATTGTAAGAAAAGTTACTTTGAGTGATGGCTTCGATGGATCAGCACTCAGAGTTTATCTACAACAAAACTTGCCACAGGGATCTTCAATTCAAGTTTATTATCGTGTGTTGTCGGCAACTGATTCCGACAAGATTGAGAATAAGTCTTGGACTTTAATGACACAGACTGGTGTTTCTTCAACCAATCAAAATGCCACCGAGTATTATGATTATGAATATAAGGCTGATGCAATTAGTTATACGTCTGGTGGAGTAACATACACAAACTTTAAAACATTTGCGATTAAAGTTGTGCTTTATTCAACCAATCCCGCTAACGCTCCTTCGGCTAAAAACTTTAGGGCGATTGCACTGTCATGATGTATAAAGTAAAAGATCATAATAATCTGAGAAGAGATCCCAAAAATCAAGCGATAATAAATGTCGATAGGGAAAAGTTGTCTGAACACAGAAACAAGACAAAAATAAAAGAAAATATCGAACATATAAATGAAGAAATCGCTTCTTTGAAAAGTGATTTTCAAGAGATCAAATTTTTGTTGCAACAAATTGCAAATAGAGGATAGAAATGCCAGCAAATATTAATCAGGTAACAACTGCGAATACCTTTCAGCAATGGCTTATAGCAACTGAAGATTTAATTGCCGTTGCGAACAATCTAACGAACGGCGTTGGTGGCACATTCTACGCAAACACCGATTTCACTGTCGGTGGTGATCTAGCCGTTACTGGTAACGTTGTTGGTAATGTAAGTTTTACTGGAACAATTTCTGGTTCAGGTATAAGTGATATTGAAGGAAGAGCATTAGCGTTTGCGATTGCCTTAGGATAAGATAAATAGATTCAAACTGTAAAATTAGAGGATTTTGATGGCCAATACTTTTAAAAATCAAACACTCAAAGCTGCTGGAACTACGGCACAAAATGTCTATTCGGCTGGTGCTGGAGTACAAGCAACTGTGATTGGCATGACAATTGCTAACATCACGAACTCACCAATCTCAGCAAATGTCATTCTGAGTGGCGGCAACATTACCAATAATGTTTATCTTGTCAAAGATGCGACAATTGCTCCTGGTGGTGCTTTAGTTCCTATTGGTGGTGATCAAAAAATGGTGCTTGAAGCGGGTGATTATTTACAAGTCAACACATCAATTGCTTCATCTGGCGATGTTATCGTTTCAGTTCTGGAGATTACGTAATGTCATATATTGGCAATAGCCCTGAAGTAAATTTCTTTACGGCTAAAGTAGATAAGTTTAGTGGTACCGGTGCTTGTACTCAATTTACTTTGTCAAGAACTCTTGATGATGCCAATGCTATTATCGTTGTTGTCAATAGTGTGTTACAAACACCAATTGCTTCGTATAATGTTTCATCGGGTGTTGTAACATTCACTGAAGCGCCATCATTAGGCACCGAAAATATTTTGGTGAATTATACGTCACCAATTACATTGACATTTAATCAAGTTACTCAAAGTCAAATTCAAGCGGGCGCTGTCGGTGTAACACAACTTGCAGCAAATTCTGTCACTAGTGATAAGATTGCACCAGGCACTATTGTAGCAACAGATGTCGCTGATGGCAGCATCACAACGCTCAAAATAGCGACTGGCGCAATTACAGGCAATTTAGTCGCAAACAACGCAATCTCAGGCAACAATATCGTATCACCTCCAGACATTTTCGATGATGCATTTTTGTTTGGTGGAATGTAAAAGGAAAAATAAATGGCAAGAGCATACAAAATATTAGGACAAAGAAATCCTTCAGCTAATGTGTTGACTACACTGTACACGGTTCCTTCTGGAAATTCTGCGATTATTTCGTCTATCACTATCGCAAATCTTGATGAAGCAGCAGGTGTTGGTGCGGCATTTAGGGTGGCAGTGAATACTTCAAGTGCTGCTGTATCGAACGTTAGCTATTTGGCATATGGCGTCAATGTTCCTGGTAGAGATACGATAACACTCTCACTAGGCGTAACACTCAATGCTGGTTCAATTGTATCAGTCAATGCGAATAGTTCTTTGTTGGCGTTTTCTGCATTTGGTACTGAAGTCTACTGAGAATGAGTCTAAAAAGATTTGGCCTGACTGGCAGTCTAAACAATCAGCCAAGAGTTGCGGCAAGAAAGTTTAGTTCAAATAGAATAAGCCTCAGACGGTTTCCTTTTGCAACGACACCAGGTGTCGTAACCACGGCTGTTTATGTTGAAGATGTATTTTCGACGTATCTGTATACAGGCAATGGTACCACGCAGACGATCTCAAATGGAATCGACATGTCTGGCAGTATATATGGTGGATATGTTGAGTTTGACGGTGTAGATGATGCTTTAATAACAACAATGCCTGCTCTCAGCGGAGATTTTACCGTTGAATTTTTCTTTTTTCCCACAGATTTCAACCGTGCGTATATAATCTTAGACAAGTCTTTTAGAGATACCAATTTTTCTATAGTTACAGATTATCTAAACACGGGAGCATTTTATGTTCAAGTTGGGGGATATGGGCAAATCAACTTTTCATTTAATCCCCCAATAGTTAATCAATGGAGCCATGTTGCGCTTTGTAGAAGCGGTTCCACTGTTCGCATGTTTCTTAATGGCACACTACTTAGTGGCACAACAGCTGGTGTAACTGGAGCAATCACAACAGGCACTCTTTATATTGGTGCTGGTAGCAGTGCCGGTTCTGGCTACGAATTTACACAAGGGTATATTTCAAATCTTAGAATCACAAACACTGCATTATATACATCGAACTTTACTAGGCCGTCTAGCCCACTAGAGGCAGTTTCGGGCACACAATTACTCACTTGTAAAGCTCCAAGTCTTACAACGGACCTATCGCCAAACGCATACTCTATTACAATTTCTGGTGCGCCAATTTCTCGAACAGAGGGTGGTGTATTTAATGATACCTCCAAAGGAGGTCTAGTTTGGATCAAAGGTCGTTCTCAAGTAGTAGGCCATCGTCTTGTAGATACGGCAAGAGGTGTAACCAAATCTTTAGATTCTAGCACCGGTGCTTTTGAGGCGTCTGAATTGTCAGGAGTTACCGCTTTTAGCAATACAGGATTTTCTTTAAGTGATGATGTAGATTATAACAATAACGCAAGTCTCTATGCCTCATGGACATTCCGTAGACAAGCCAAGTTCTTTGATGTGGTGACTTATACGGGTAATGGTGTTGCTAGTCGTCAGATTTCTCACAATCTTGGTTCAGTGCCAGGATGTATTTTCATCAAATGCACTAGTGTGGGATACAACTGGTATGTGTATCATCGATCAACGGGCAGTAATCAGGTATTAATTCTTAACTCAACTCTTGCGGCAGCAAGTAGCAGTGCTTGGAATAACACAACGCCTACAGATACGGTGTTTACCGTAGATGGACTTACTCCTGAAGTTAATGAAAACGGTGCAACCTATGTTGCATATCTATTCGCTCACGACGCTGGTGGCTTTGGTCTAAGTGGTTCGGACAATATAATTAGTTGTGGAAGTTATATTGGAAATGGTAGCACAACGGGTCCGACTATAAATCTTGGGTATGAACCTGCATTTTTGTTAATAAAAGATTCTACCGCATCCAATGATTGGTGCTTACATGACGGTGTAAGGGGTATCACAAATACTCCTGGTTCTAATCAAACACCTCAAATTTATCCTAATTTGAATGTTGTAGAAAATTTAAATACAAGAATAGCTTTACTTGCAAATGGATTTCAAATAATTGATGATGGTGGAAAAATAAACACGCTTAACTCCACGTTCATCTACATCGCCATCCGTCGTGGTCCAATGGAAACACCAACAAGTGGTACTGAGGTGTTTCAACCAATCGTTTATACAGGCACTAACGTTGATAATCGTAAAGTGACAACTAATATTCTAACTGACATGATCATGGCTCGTCAGCGAAATTCAACTTCATTTGGTGGAATGCTTGTTGGTGATAGATTGAGAGGTAATCAATACTTAGCTACTGGTACTACCGCAGCAGGAGTTACTGACGCAGATTCTTTGATGACACCTACATCTGGATATGGTACTTCTTTCTCTGCAATGGATGGATTTGGTGTGGGAAATGATGCGACTTCTCAGTTAAATTTGAGTGTTGTTTCGAACAATCAAATAGTTGAAGCGTTCAGACGGGCTCCTGGATTTCTTGATATTGTTACATACACAGGTACCGGTACCGCTAGAACAGTCAGTCATAATTTGGGTGTAGTGCCAAAAATGATTTGGGTCAAAAAAACTGCTGGAGGCACCGATGCTTGGGCTGTATATACATCAGCTTTAGGACCAAATTTATCTTTACAATTAGATGATGGGGGAGCTTATTCTACTCTTGCTACCTTTTGGAATGATACGGCACCAACTTCTTCTTCGTTTACGGTAGGCACAAATGGTAGTGTTAATGCTTCCGGTCATTCATTTGTTGCATATCTTTTTGGTGATGTTCCGAGTGTTTCAAAATGTTCATATTATGTTGGTAAAGGAGTAGGAACTTCACAACAAATAGATTGTGGATTTACTGCTGGAGCAAGATTAGTTCTAATAAAATCTACTGAAAGTGCCGGTGACTGGTACTTATATGATTCGTCTAGAGGTATATTGTCGGGCAATGATCCCTATTTTTCAATAGAGACCACTAACACAGAAAATACATCAACAGATTACATTGATCCTTATTCAGCAGGCTTTGAAATATCATCAACAGCACCAGCAGATATGAACAGCGGTTATGGAGAATTTTACGCCAGCTACCCTGTTGGTGGCACTGCTGTCGAAGGAGCCATTTTTCACAATAATCAATTTGTGGTTGTGGATAGCAGTGGGCAAGTTAATTTTTCACCAGACGGTATAAGGTGGACAACATATTCTACTACTTCTGGCACTCTTCGTGGCATTACTTTTGGAAATGAACTATATGTTGCGTGTGGTACCAATGGTGACATAACTACTTCATCGAATGGTACTTCTTGGTCATCAAGAACCAGCGGTACAGCAAGTAATTTGCTTTCTTGTGAGTTTGCTTTTGGAAAATATTGGGCATGTGGAGCCTCTGGTACACTTTTGAGTTCTTCAGATGGTATAAATTGGTCTTCTGTATCGACAGGTACAACAGTCAGTCTTAACAGAATTAAATATTTGAATGGTGTACTTTTTATTGTGGGTTCCAGTTCTAGACTACTTCAATCATCTGATGGAATCAATTTTACACTAACAGATTTGGGACTAGGAAATATTGCTCTTAGAGATATAGTTTATGGTAAAAATTTGTATGTTATCGGCGGTGACAGTCAAACATTGCTTACATCTCCAGACGGCACCACATGGACCTCAAGAACAATAGGTCGTAGTCCACAAGCATTAGTTTTTACTGGGAATAGATTTTTGGCTGGAGGTGGTTCCGGAAACACTGCTTATTCAGATGATGGTATCACTTGGACAAATGGTCCAACAATTACTGCCGTTACATTTAACACAGCGGCATTTGGTAATGACATCGCCATATTATTTAACTCACAGTCTTGTATTTCTTCTCCCAGATACATATATTGGGCTATAGCATAAAAATAAAAAAAGGAAAAAAATGGGTTACAGATTACAATCAACCGGTGAATATTTTCCAACAGACAATGCTCTGCGTAATATGATACCGTCAACTCCAGCACCAGTAACAACTGAGTGGATGGAAGCAAACGGTGTTGACCCCGTATTTGAGGGTCCACAAGCAACTGGTGGCACGATGTATCAATACAGTCAGTTTGGTGGTATTGAACAAATTGACGGAAAATGGTATACTAAGTATGTGTTAGGACCAATTTTTAGTGACAGTCAACAAGAAGATGCATATAAATTAATAAGAGATGCTGAACAGAGTGAAGCCGTTCGCCGCACACGCAATCAAAGATTGACAGAATCCGATTGGACACAACTGGAAGATTCACCGGCGGATAAAGCAGCATGGGCAACGTATCGTCAAGCACTTCGTGATATGTCGTCACAAGAGGGTTTTCCTTGGAATATACAGTGGCCTGAAAAACCATAATATATAAAATTATAAATGAAGGGTGATTGAATGAATAACGAAGAGATTTATTATTCGCAGTTTTTAATTAATCACGGTCAAGGTAAACTTGATTGTAATTATAAAACAGCCGCACGTGCGCTTAGACCAACAGCGCAGTACGGTTTATCCGAACAAGATGGTGAGTTCGTTTTTGGTGAGTATCAGGATGAAAGTGGTTTACCACCACCAACAAAAGAAGAAATACTGAATGAACTAGAGTTTCAAGAAAGATTTTGTGCGTATTGGCAACACTTTTATGATCGATATCAGGCATATCCTGACATTACTGTGCTGTTCAATTTGTTATATGAGGCAATAGACAAAAATCAGATTCCAGGAAAAGAATCAGATTTTTATAAAACAATTAAAATAGTAAACGAACAATATCCTTGTCCTGATGATGAGCCGCCTTCAAGAACGAATAAATAGAGTAAAATTAAGGATTTAAATGTCTTATATTGGCAATCAAGTTACGTCAGTACCGCATATAGTTGATTTATTCAACGGCGATGGTAGCAGCACTATTTTTGGTGTTCTTACCAGGGCACCTGCTGGGACAGCAGCCGTTGTTGTTTTTGTTAACGGTTCTTACAAAATTCCAGGTATTGATTATACTCTAAGTGGTGATATCATTACGTTTACTACTGCTCCTTCAGTAGGCACAAACAATATTGCTGTTCATCATATTGGTAATGGCACAACAACACAAGTACCATCAGACGGTTCTGTAACTGGTAATAAACTTGCAGCTACATCAGTTTCAGGTAATAATCTTACTCAAAACTCTATTCGTGGCAATAACATTGTTGCTGGTACAATTACTGGTAATCTGATTGCCGCAGAAACCATTACTGGTGATGATTTAGCACCAAATAGTGTTCGTGGAAACAACATTGTTGCCGGTACAATTACTGGTAATCTAATCGCAGACGGCACTATATCAGATAGCAACTTTTCAGCATCAGCAAATACAAAAATCCTAAGTTCAGGATTTGTAGGATCAATTATTTTTGGAGCATAATAAATGGCCGCACCTAATATTGTAAACGTAACTTCTATTATACCGCATACGGTGACACTCACGCCTGCGAATACAGCACGACAGGGATTGGTTGCTGCGCCGGCGACTAATGCTACTCATAAAGTAAACACGGTCATGATAGCAAATTTGGATCCAGCCACTTCATATGCTGCTACCATAGAACTACGCCTTGCTGATGGAACTACGTTTCGTTCGATTGGTAACACGGTTTCTGTTCCACCGAACTCAACGTTGGTTTTGTTAGACAAATCAACATCATTTTATTTGTTGGATACCACTGTTACGGGCGAAGCAAGCATGTTGTGGGTTCAGAGTAACTCAGCAAGTAATTTGACATTCACTTGTTCATACGAAACAATCAGCTAATTCAGAGCATCAAGAGAGGAATTTTTAATGACTAGACGTTATTCAGGTGGTTTGGTAAGAGCCCTACCTATTTCAGTTGCGACTTCTGGTACAAGCGGCGTCTTTACTGTATCAGAAGCAATGAACTATATTGCTGCTGGTAAATGGCCACAAAATCTTCTCACTACTGTTTTGACATTTACTGGTTCTGGTGTTTGGACAGCACCGCCTGGCGTTACTTCTGTTGATTATCTTGTTGTTGGCGGTGGCGGTGGTGGTGGTGCTGCTTGTAGTGGCACTAACTTTATTGCTGGTGGTGGGGGTGGGGCCGGTGGTTTTCGCTTAGGCACTAACATGAGTGTTACTCCAGGTGTTGATTATACTATAACTGTTGGTGGTGGGGGCACTGCTGATTCCGTTAGAGCAACTCCTGCTGCAAATGGTAGTAATAGTTCTTTTGGTAATTCTCCAAACAGTGTTGATGCGACAGGTGGTGGGATGGGGGGTAGGACACACGGACCAGCTGCCCCCACTTTGGGTTATGCCGGAATAGGTGGATCAGGGGGGGGAGGAACAGCGTCAACAAGTCCACTTGGTGTTACTCCTGGTGGTCAAGGTAATCTTCCTAATGTAACTCCTGCTCAGGGGTTTGGTGGTGGTGCTGGTTTTACCCCAGGAGTAAATGGTCGAGCCGGTGGTGGTGGTGGTGCTGGTGCAAATGGCAGCACTGGGAACACAAGTTCAGCAGGTATGGGTGGCGTAGGCATAGCAAGTTCAATATCTGGAATATCTACTACTTATGCTGGTGGTGGTGGTGGGGCTACTTACTCATGTACGGGGGGTACTCCACAAGTTTTGGGTACTGCTGGAGCAGGAGGCGCTGGTGGTGGGGGTAGAGGTGGAAATCCACACCCTAATGCCCCTGGCTGGTGTGCAGCATTACGAGCAAATGGGCAAAATGGCACAGCAAACACTGGTGGCGGCGGTGGTGGCGGCGCAAATCTTGTATCCCCTTTGAGTGGCGCCACATTCGGAGGTGCTGGTGGTTCAGGTATCGTCATCATTCGTTATGTACAACCTGCAAGTGAAACTACTTACACTTTCAAAACATCGACTAATTGGACAGCACCAACTGGCGCCACATTGATTGATTATCTTGTCGTTGCTGGTGGTGGAGGTGGCGGAGCAGGAGCATCTACAGGAAACCCAGGTGGTGGTGTCAATTATCTAATTGGTGGCGGTGGTGGCGCTGGTGGAGTACGCATTGGTACAAACTATCCAGTCACTCCTGGGCAAGTATATCCTATTATTGTTGGTGGTGGTGGTAATCGCAATTCGGGGACCAGTCCAACCGCAATAACACAAGGGTCTAATGGCACAAATTCCAGTTTTGGAACCACACCAAATCAAATTTCTGCTGCTGGTGGTGGAAGAGGGTCGGGAGCTATTTGTTTCAGTCACCCAGGCAGTGCTTACGCAGCAGCAAATGGTGGATCGGGTGGTGGTGGAGCCGGCACATATGGCGTTGGATTTGCTAATAACACATTAGCGATTGGACAGGGTAATATACCAAACGTGACGCCAGCGCAAGGATTTGGCGGTGGTGCTGGTATAACGACACCAAACGCAAACTCCGGCGCAGGTGGTGGAGGCGCAAGTGCTAACGGGGCAGCAGGAACTTCGGCTGTACCACGTGCTGGTGGCAATGGTGGTGAGGGTGTTGCTTCTTCAATTACTGGAGTTTCGACGAGTTATGCTGGCGGTGGTGGTGGTGGCGGATTTGGTCCCGGTGGGTCATCTGGTGGGGCTGGTGGCGGTGGTGCTGGTGGCGGACCACCTCCTGCTGCCGGCACAGCACCCGCAGGAAAAATTGGTGCTGCTGGCACAGTGAATACCGGTGGCGGTGGTGGTGGCGGTGGACATTGCAACAACCCCGCAACCTTTTTCAATTCTGGGGCCGGTGGATCAGGAATCGTTATTATTAAAGTTGTTGGCTAATTAGTTATTTGGAGTGATTATGGAAAAAATATATCAATTATATGGAATAGATACAGCAGTTCATTTATTACGACCAGGCGCAACTTGGGAAATAAGTAATATGGGTTTTAGCAAATGGGATGATCCTAGACCATGCCCAACTATGGAAGAAGTAAAAGAGTGTATGGAAAAACTAAAGCAATTAGAAGATTCCATAGATACACAGTGGCGTGACGATCAACTTAAAGAATTTGGTATACAAGAAAAAGTATTGTCTGAACAATTAAAATGAAAGTTACAAGGAGATAAAATGGCACACTTTGCCGAATTAGATCATAATAATGTAGTTCTTCGTGTTATCGTTGTTGATAACAGAGATACATCTACACCAAACGGCACTGAAAAAGAATCTATTGGTGCCGCATTTTGTGAAAGACTTTTTGGTGGTCGTTGGGTACAAACAAGTTATAACGGCAATTTTCGTAAAAGATATGCTGGTCAAGGAATGATTTACCATGAAGGTGCTGATGCTTTTATTCCCCCTTCACCATTTCCATCTTGGACACTTGATTTAGGAACAGCCGATTGGGTAGCGCCTGTGCCAAAACCCGATGGTAACTATGTTTGGAACGAAACTGATGGTGTTTGGGATCCTGCTCCCGATCCTGTTTCCCCACCTACAGAAGAATAGATTATATTTTTAAATAATAGAACCCCCACATATGTGGGGGTTTTTTTACGCTTCCAAGATTGACTAAATAGACGATTAGAAGGAGACAATCTTGGCGGCATACGTAGAAATCACTATTGAGCAAGGTGCAAACCTCACATCAACTGTCACTGTAAATGATGTACAAGGTGACTCCGTAAATCTCACAACTTATTCTGCTTCTGCTCAATTACGCAAATCTTATTATTCTTCATCAGCAAACACACTCACAGCGATCATTACTGGGAATGCTAACGGTCAAATCACACTTTCAATGACTGCTGCGAACACATCAAACTTAACTCCTGGTCGCTATGTTTATGATTTGATTATCAGAAACTCGACTGACAATTCTGTGACACGTGTAGTAGAAGGCACTGCTGTTGTTCTTCCATCAGTTACGAGGTAATTCATGCCAGATTTAGGTCCAGTTACGGTTGGTCAACCTAACTTAGGTTCTGTTACAGTTTTTCAACCGAATAGAGCAACACTTACATCACCGAACTTTAAACCAAAACCAAATGTAACATTGGCAGAAATAAATGATGTGTCCACAGAAGGCGTTCAAGATGGATATTCTTTAGTGTTTGACTCAGCAAACAATCGTTTTGAAATGAAAATTGCTACTACCGTTTTAGGAAATCTTGACGGCGGATTATTCTAAGAATTATAAATGTCAAATACATCAATTCAAATAAAGCGTTCGCTAACAACAAATACACCTGTATCACTCAACATTGGTGAACCAGCGTATTCGTATAGTAGTAACACATTATTCATTGGTTCACCAGCGGAAACAGGTGCTATTCCTATTGGTGGACATGATTCATATCTTCGTGGACTTACATCATATGAACAAGCTAATATAGCATTTCGTACAGCAAATGCTGCTTCAATTCGTGCTAACAATTCGCTAAACGCCAACTCTGGTGGCACAATTACTGGTGATGTTCTGATTCAAGGTAATCTGAATATCGTTGGTGGTTCGATTGGTGCCAATGTACCTGTCGTATTGATCGGTGATAATATTATCACACTGAATACAGCGATTAGTCAGTCGGGTCAACCGACAATGAATGCTGGTATTGAAATTGATCGTGGCGCACAACCGAATGTTTATTTGTTGTGGAATGAAACTGACAACAAATGGACATTTACGAATGATGGCGTAAACTATGATGATCTGGGTGGTTCAGCGACAGCATCGTATGCTAACTCAGCTTTCGTACAAGCAAACTCGGCATTCTTACATGCTAATTATTCTTTTGATCAAGCAAATTCTGGATTTACACAAGCTAATTCTTCGTTCTTTCATGCGAATGCTGCGTATCTACATGCGAATGCCGCATATACAAGTCAAAACACAAGCGGTATTAGAGCAAACTCGGCATATGAACAAGCCAACGCAGCATACATTCATGCTAACTCGGCATTTCAGTTTCAAAACGCATCTGGTAATTATGCGAACTCTGGATTCATTCAAGCCAACTCAGCATATCATCATGCGAATGCTGCTTTTGTAAATGCCAATAGTACATTTGCTACTACTAACTCCGCATTCATTCACGCAAATGCCGCATACGCAAGTCAAAACACAACTGGCATAAGAGCAAACTCTGGATTTGTACAAGCCAACTCTGCATTCTTTCATGCGAATGCTGCTTTCGCAAATGCCAACGGTGCTTTTGCTTCAGCCAATGCTGCTTTTGCAAATGCGAATGGCGCTTTTGCTTCAGCGAATGCTGCATACATTCAAGCAAATTCTGGATTCATAAAAACTAATGCGGCGTTTGATCATGCTAATGCTGCTTTTGCTTCGGCAAATAATGTAGCACCACAGGTACAACCAGCATTCAACACCGCCAATGCGGCATTTATACAAGCGAATTCAAGTTTTATACATGTCAATTCTAGCTTTCATCATGCGAATGCTGCTTTTGCAAATGCGAATGGTGCTTTTGCTAGAGCCAACGCTGCCTTTGCGAATGCCAACGGTGCTTTTGCTTCAGCGAATGCGGCATTCAACACAGCCAACGCTGCATTTATTCGTGCCAATAATTCACTAAACGCAAACGTTGGTGGTCAAGTTACTGGTGATGTTACTATTGTTGGTAATGTTACATCGAACACACTGACAACAACAGGTTCAAACGGTAGTATTACGGGTGCTAATGCTATCTTTTCAAATTATTTCTTTGGCGCAAACGGTACAGTAGACATGTATGTCTACACATCATATGCTTTTGCAAATGCCAATGGTGCTTTTGCTTCAGCCAATGCTGCTTTCGCAAATGCTAATGGTGCTTTTGCTGCTGCTAATGGTGCATATATTCAAGCCAATAGTGCATTTATAAAAACAAATGCTGCTTTTGACCATGCAAATGCAGCATATCTTTCACAGAATGCTACTGGTCAATATGCGAATGCCGCATTCATTCATGCCAATTCGAGCTTCATAAAAACCAATGCTGCGTTTGATCATGCTAATGCTGCTTATATTTCACAGAATGCTACAGGTCAATATGCGAATGCGGCATTCATTCGTGCCAACAATTCGTTAAATGCAAATCTTGGTGGCACAGTTACCGCTAATGTTACAATTAATGCTAATCTAACAACACAAAATGTATTTGTTGGTTCGTATATTGATTTAAACACTTCATCTTCTATACCACCAAGAAACGAAGGTCGTATTTTTTACGAAAACGATCAGAAGACTTTAGCATATAACAACGAATCTGATAATACGATTCAACTTGGTCAAGAAACAGTAATTCGTGTATGGAATAATTCTGGTACTACAATTGCCAGAGGTAAAGTTGCTCGTATAGGTGGTGACGCATCGGCAAATGGTTTCCCCGCTGTTGCTCTTGCTTCGGCAACTCTTGCTGAGAATGCTGAAGTTGTTGGTGTTACTTCTACTACGATTGCAAATAATGATTATGGTTATGTAACGATACATGGTAAAATAAGAGGACTTAACACTTCGTTATTGACTGCTGGTCAAGAGTTGTTCTTGTCCGATACACCAGGTGAATATCAAACAACTCCACCAGCAACACCAAGTGTGCCAATGGCAATTGGTTATGTCACTCTGTCTGATGTAACAGACGGTTCGATTCTTGTCTATTCTCATTTGATGGAAGGCAAGAATAAAACAAACGGTGCTATTCTGTTTGGTCGCAATGGTGCTATTGACCAAGATCCTACTAAACTGTATTGGGATTATGTCAATGACCGTTTAGGTATTGATACAGACAGCCCACAAGCAAACCTACACGTTGCTGGTGATGGTTTGTTCACAGGTAATCTGACCATTACAGGCAATCTGGTAGTTAGTAATGCTCAAACAATTACTACAGATCAATTGTTTATTGGTGGTAACAATGTAATTCTGAGTGCCAATGTTGTTGGTACACCATCACTCAATGCTGCGATCATTGTCAATCGTGGCGACTCACCTAACGCATACATTCTTTGGGATGAAACTGTCAATGAATGGTTAGCATACGAAGGCACTGGTGAACCTGGTCATATTCTTCTTGCGAATAAAACTGCGAACAGTTGGTTAGTATATAACACTTTTGAAGCATACGAAAAAGAATTTTATCCTATTGGTGCGAATCTTGCAAACAGCACTAATGAACTTGCTAAAGCAGGATTTGCGACTGCGAACATTGCAGAAAACTTAGCAATTGCAAGTTTCAAACATGCAAATTCTGGCTTCATTCAAGCGAACTCATCATATGCTCATGCCAATGCCGCTTATGTGTCTCAAAATGCTACTGGTCAATATGCGAATGCTTCGTTCATAATCGCAAATTCTGGATTTATACAAGCCAACGCATCTTTTAATCACGCCAATGCTGCGTTTGCTGCTGCGAACAATGTAGCACCACAAGTTCAACCGTCATACGATACTGCTAATGCTGCGTTTATTCATGCTAACGCATCATTTGTAAAAGCAAACACTGCCGATTCAAATGCTTTGTCTGCTGGCTCATATGCTAACTCTGCGTTTGATCATGCTAATGCTGCTTTTGCTTCAGCAAATAACGTAGCACCACAAGTACAACCAGCATTCAACACAGCAAATTCAGCATTCATTCAAGCCAACGCATCATTCGACCATGCTAATGCTGCTTTTGCTTCGGCAAATAATGTAGCACCACAAGTACAGCCAGCATTCAACACTGCTAATGCGGCATTCATTCAAGCAAATGCGGCATTCATTCAAGCAAATGCGGCATTTATTCATGTCAATGCTTCGTTCGATAAAGCAAACACTGCCGATATAAATGCGCTGTCTGCCGGTTCATATGCTAACAGTGGATTCATTCATGCGAATGCTGCGTTTGGTAAAGCCAACAATGCTGATGCGAATGCTTTGTCAGCTGGATCTTATGCCAACTCTGCGTTTGCTGCTGCGAACAATGTAGCACCACAAATACAACCAGCATATGATACAGCTAATGCTGCTTTCATACAAGCAAATGCGGCATTTATACACGCCAACGCTTCGTTCGACAAAGCAAACAATGCTGATTCAAATGCTACATCGGCGGGAGTATATGCTAATGGTGCATATGTTCATGCGAACGCTGCTTTTGCTGCTGCTAATAATGTGTTTCCGCAAGTTCAGCCGGCGTTTCATACCGCTAATGCGGCATTTATTCAAGCCAATGCTAGTATTCTTCACGCACAGTCTGCTTTCCATCACGCAAATGCTGGATATGTGGCAGCAAACACCGCCGACGGTAAAGCAGTAACATCAGGTGACTATGCGAATGCGGCATTTATTGTTGCCAATGCTACGACAATTCAAGCAAATGCTGGATTTAATCATGCGAACTCTGGCTTTACACAAGCAAACTCAGCATTTTTCCATGCGAATAGTGGCTTTATTCAGGCGAATGCTTCTTACAATCAGGCAAACGCATCATTTATCGTAGCTAACGCAACATCAACGCAGGCTAACGCAGCATTCGATCATGCTAATGCCGCTTTTGCTTCGGCAAACAATGTAGCACCACAAGTACAACCAGCGTTTAATACTGCCAATGCGGCATTCTTGCAAGCCAATGCCGCTTTTGATAAAGCAAATACTGGTGCTAATGCTGAAGTTAGAAGTTTCTCTACAACATCAAATGGTGCTGTTTCTACATATGCTTTAGGGTTTACACCAACATCAAATACAGCAGTAATTGTTTCAATTGGTGGTATTGTACAAACTGAACTTGCTGATTATGAAGTAAATCGTTCGAACAGTTCGATCTCATTCAATGAGCCTCCACCTGCTGGAGAATCTGTTCGTGTAGCAGGATTCAATAATGTAAATCTTTATACTCTTGATGTTGCGAACTCTGCTGGTGCCATTGTTGTTTCGTATAATGGTATTGGTGATGGTGTAACGCAGGGCTTTAATTTAGGATTTAGACCGGAATCTGGCAACGCCATCTTTGTTTCAATTGGTGGTATTTTACAACCCGAAGACGCATATACTGTAAATCCATCAACAAATAACATTACGTTTATTACCGCTCCTGGCAACGGAGAAAATATTCGTGTAGTTGGATATGACAAAGTTAATCCATACTTTGTTCAATATGTCAGTTCAAATGTTTCAGTATCAACATTCGAAACAGTTGCGAATGGTAACTTCACGACATTTAACTTAGGATTTTTACCACAAGCACGTGAAGTGTTGATCGTTTCTGTTGATGGTGTTATTCAACCAATTACATCATACACAGTCAACAATATTCAACAAACAATTACTTTTGACGGTGCTCCTGCTAGTGGTGAATTAGTTCGTGTCATTACAATGTACACGACAGCAAATGCTTTCATCACACCAGATGGTTCGATTAGTTTAGCCAAACTTGACACTCAGTTATACAATCTGATATACAATTCAAGTAATGTAGCGAATAACATTTCTAATACAGCAAATATTGCAATTGCAAATGTTCAGGCAAGTGCTAATGCTACATTGAATACAGTTTCAAATACAGTCAACGCTTCGTTTATTACAGCTAATGCCGCTTTCATACAAGCAAACGCAGCATTTATTCAAGCAAATACTGCCGCATCTACTGGGAAGGCAATTGCTATGGCTCTTGTATTTGGAGGATAACAAATGTTACAAACAATAGGTTCCGCTAGAATAGCAAACAGTGCAGTAACAACTGTCAAGATAGCAGATTATGCCGTTACAAACACCAAAATTGCCAATGCTGCCATCACTGTAGAAAATATCTCAGCGGATACTTTACCTAATTACGACTTAGATGATATATCATATCTGGCAGATGGAAATACATTAAATTTACAATACAGAAACCTTATGCGAACACCTATGGTTCAAACACTTGGATAACTAACATATATGCCCCCGATGGTGGTTATATGTTAGACAGTGATGGTACAATTCGTTTCTCCGAACCCGTACCGAACGGGTCAACAATTCAAATAAGAGTCGTTCCTGGCATCGCAAATACCGTTCAGAGAACTTATCCTTACCGACCAATCGATATTATGATTGGCGAATAAAAGACTAAATAGTAGAGATTTTAAAAAATAATCAATTACCCAATTATTTGGAGTCGAAATGGCTAGAAAAGTATTATCTGATACATACTTCTCGTTCACACCGTCAAGCAGAACGATTGTATTTAATCAAATCATTCATATCGTTCTTCAGTACAATACAACTGCAATGTCGGCGACCGACGATCTGCAAGTTGTCATTGATGAGTATGAAGAGAAGTTTACTCCGTCAGAACTGTATACTGACCCAGTAAATAAATTCAGAACAAGTCAACCACAAGCATTGATTGATACTGACTTTGAATATTCCACTCAATCAACGAAATGGGAATCTTTATCTCTTGTCAATAATCGACCATATGCATACCAAAACACAAGTGCAAACACCATTTTTTCTACTGGTGGACCACTAACTGTAACAGCCATTGCAGTCAACTCCAATTCCAGCGTGGTTACAGTTTACACCGCAAACACTGTTGCTGTAAACACTCCAGTTTTTGTAACAGATACGGCATGGGGACCTGCTGATGGAACATTCATGGTCGATTCAGTAACACCAGGCCATGCAATTCGTTACACAACAAAACAACGTTACATTAACACAGCAGCAGGCATAGCAAACGTTAATATTAACATTCCTGGTGTAAGTGCTGTTGCAAACGGTTCAGTGTACTCACGTGCTAATATTGGTATTGCAAACATTAACTTCATCAGCACATTTGCAAACGGTCAAATTACAACAACTCAGCCACATGGTTTGTCATTAGGCAATGAAGTTATTATTCAGGGTGCATTTGCTGCAACATCTGGTACACCAAACGGTACTTACACAATTACTGGCGTCTACTCTAATACTACTTTCCGTATTGATGCTAACGTAGCACCAGTAAGTTCTGGTGGTATCACTTCTTCACTGGCAAACTTGTTCTCTGCCGGTCGTTCAACAATCGTACATCGTGCATATGATGGTGGTGTTGAATTTGGTACAGCAGCAGAAGGTCATAATAATCAATTGATTCGTCAGACACGCCGTTATTTCCGTTACCAGTCTGGTAAAGGTATTCAGATGTCAACTGGTACGTTGATGAAGCCGGCGATGCGTGTTGATAGTATTATCAGTTCAGGTGTGGTTGTAACAGTCAAAACAAAAGAGCCTCACTTCTTAGATGCAAACGTATCAATTAATGTCACCAATTGTAATGAGGTGGCATACAACGGAACATTTAATGTTTTTGAAACACTGGATCCGTATACATTCCGTTATGTTGCAAATAGCACACCATCATCTTCTACAGCGACAGGCTTATATCGTATAACCGTCAATAGTTGGTTTGGTGCTATTAACCGTGTTGGTATGTTTGATGATCAAAACGGATTGTTTTTTGAATATGACGGTACAACATTATCGGCTGTTAGACGTTCATCAACTCGTCAAATTTCTGGTTACATCAGTGCAAACACTTCAAATACACAGATTGATGGTGTGAATGTCAACGGTGTAACAACCAAGTTCTCTTCTGAACTTGAAGTTGGTGACTATATCGTTATCAAAGGTATGTCATATCGTGTCATTGAAATTCAATCTGACACAAGATTACATGTTTCTCCTGCGTATCGTGGTGAAACTCCACTTTTCCAAGCAGTTGCAAACAAAACTATTGATTTTAAATATACGCAATCAGAGTGGAATATAGATCGCTGTAATGGAACAGGACCATCAGGATATAATATTGATTTAAGCAGAATGCAAATGTTGTATCTAGATTATTCATGGTATGGTGCTGGTTTTGTTCGTTGGGGATTCCGTGCTACAGATGGTAACATTATCTACTGCCATAAAGTAGTTAATAATAACGTCAACTATGAAGCATATATGCGTTCAGGTAACTTGCCCGCACGTTATGAAACAAATACGTTCTCACGTAGAACCAGACTTCAAGCAACGATGAACTCCGGTGACAATACAATGAACGTAGCAAATGCTTCAGTTTTCCCAACAGCAGGTACATTGTGGGTATACGGTGGACCTGGTGGTCTGAGCGAATTCATTAACTATAATGGCATTTCAAATAATTCACCATCGGGTTGGACATTTAATAATCTTACACGTGGCCAAACTGGTGCCACCATCAACTGTGTGATGTCTACGACAAGCACAGTATTGAATTTGGTAGCAGGTCAAGCAACGACTGGCATTCAACCTGGCATGTATGTAAGTAATGCTAACATTCCTGGTACAGCAATTATTACTTCAGTTACTCCTGGTGTATCGATTCAACTTTCACAAGCACCACAAATTGGTGGCACAGGTCTTGTGACATTTATTCCAATGGGTAATACAGCACAAACGTTTACGTTCTCATCAACTTCGCCAACTTCTGTTGAACTTCATGCGCCAGGTTATTCACCTAGATTGAGTCATTGGGGTACTTCTGTAATTATGGATGGTCGTTACGATGATGATAAGTCTTTCGTGTTTACTCAAGGTATGCCAGTTGCAAGAAGCATACCTCCTGGTCAGCGTATGGCAATACAAAGTTTCCGTATTTCACCATCGGTTAGTAATGGTGTTCCTGGTTCAAGACTTGGTGATCGTGAAGTAGTTAATCGTATGCAAATGATTCTACGTCAATTAGACCTCCTCTCTGGTGGTCAGTTCTTGATGGAAATTCTTTTGAATGCATCAACTGCAAATGCTACACCACAGTGGGCTTCAGTCGGTGGTTCAAGTTTGGTTCAATATATTAATCATAGCGCAGACACAAGAATTGATGGTGGTGAAGTTATCTACGGCTTCTTCACTAACTCATCTGGTGGTACAACGAACTTGACAACAACTTCAGTCGAACTTAACTTAGTTCGTGACTTGGGTAATAGTATTTTGGGTGGAGGAACACTTGATCCAAATCGTGGTTTCTTTCCCGATGGACCTGATATCATTACAATTTGTGCCCGAAACGTTGGTACGGGGGCAGCATCTATCTTCTCTAGATTGTCGTGGACAGAAGCACAGGCATAAATGTTATCAGTAACTACATTACCAATACTGCAAGCCGTAAATGAAAACAAAGAATTTTATTTCGGCTTGCAGCCAGGTCTGTCTGGAAGAGCGGATGTTGAATACGTAAATCGTAGCATATCATTTAATCCTGCTTCCAACACCATTACTATTGGTGTTAATTTAAATCTTGGAAGAAATACGGTCAATGGTGTGGCAATTGCTGAGTCTTCGTTGCCTTCTACAAAACTTTTACCAATTAATCGTCTACTGGAAAACACATATCTAATACCAGGTTCAGCGAATGGTAACGTAAGTATTTTTGTTGGTGATAGTTCAGTGTATTATTTGACTGGCAATACAGCTGGAAATGTTACATTTGATTTGCGAGTAAGTCCTCAAGTTCCTCTTGATAGTTTGATGGGGAATGGACAGTCACTTACGACAGCTTTTATAATGACGCAGGGTGGTGGCATACAGTATTTGGCTAATCTTTCTATTGATGGTGTGTATCAAGCAAATAGTACCAGATGGAGTGGCAATAGTAGGCCTACTTACTCTACATCACTTACAAGTCAACAGTTGGATGTGTACACTTTTACGACAATAAAAACAGGAGCCAACACATATTCAATTTTGGGCTCAAGAACATCATACGGTTTTGGTTAAATAAATGATTCAAAAAGTTCGCACACCTCTTATTAGTACAACAAGTATTACTGGTAATTTGGTTGCCTCTGGCGCCATTGCTGGTAATAATATTGTAGAGGGTCAGATTACTGGCAACTTGATTGCTGTTGGGGCTATTGCTGGTAACAATATTGTTGCTGGCACAATTACGGGAAATTTGATTGCTGTTGAGGCTATTGCTGGTAACAATATTGTTGCTGGCACAATTACGGGAAATTTGATTGCGAATAATGCTGTATCTGGAAATAACATAGTATCACCTCCAGACATTTTTGATGATGTCTTTTTGTTTGGGGGTATGTAAATGTCTGAACAAAAAGTAGAGTCGGGTCGTATAGCAGATGGTGCAATTCTTGGAAACAAGATTGCATCAAACGCCGTTCGTGGAAATAATATTGTTGCAAGTGCCATTACGGGAAACCTTATTGCTGATGGTTCTGTTTCTGGTAATAATATTGTTGATAATGCCATTCGTGGTAATAACATTGTTGCTGGCACAATCACAGGCAATTTAATCGCAGACGGCTCAATTTCTGGTAATAATATTGTTGATAATGCCATTCGTGGTAATAACATTGTTGCTGGCACAATCACAGGCAATCTTCTTGCCGCACAAACAATTACTGGTGATGACTTAGCACCAAACAGTATTCGTGCTAACAACATCGTAGCAGGTCAAATTGCAAGTAACACACTTACTTCAAATTTACAAATATCACTTACGCAAGTATTTGAGACTGCCAATGTTTTTACAACAGCAGTAGGTGGTAATGTAAACATTGATTTGCAGAATAATACAGTATATTTCTTTTCATCAAATACCACTGCAAATGTAACTTTTAATCTGAGAGCAAATACACAGAACACCCTTGATTCACAACTAGGAATAGGTCAATCAGTTACTACAGCAATTTTGTTGAAACAAGGTGCAACAAGATTTCGTGCTAATGTTTACGTCGATGGTGTATTACAGGCACCGTTTTACTTGGGTAATTCTGCACCTTCTTTTGCGGCAACACAACAAGAATCTATTGACATATATTCGTTCAATGTTATAAAAACAGCAGCGAATACATATACAATATTGGCAGCAAACTCTAATTTCCAAAGAGCAACAAATCAGAATCCATAACTTATGGCAACTATAAACACAAGACAACAATTCAAAGATTACTGCCTGCGTAGACTAGGATTTCCGGTTATTGAAATCAACGTTGACGATGATCAGGTAGATGATCGAATTGATGATGCGCTTAATTTTTGGCGTGATTATCATTATGACGGTACAGAAAAACTGTACATGAAACATCAGATCACACAAGCGGATATTGATCGTCAATGGATTTATTGTCCTGATGCCGTACAATTTGTTACGGGTATTTTTCCATTTGATCAGTCTAACGCATCGATCAATATGTTTGATTTGCGTTATCAGTTGCGTCTACATGATCTTTATGGAATCTATTGTTCTCTGGTACACCACAATTCCGTTTTAATCGTCATCAGAACAAAGTGTTTCTTGACATTGATTGGTCAAGAGATGTTCAACCAGGTGAATGGGTTGTCGTTGAGTGCTATCGCACAATTCGACCAGAAACAATTGTGTTGACGGGTACAGTAACGGGTGATCCATCATCAAATACAATCGTGGGTTACGGTACAAAATTTGACCAAGAAATTGTACCATTTGATTTCATTACTATTGGCACAGAATCAAAACAAGTTGGTAACATTGAGTCGCCCACAAGTTTGACATTAGTTGGACCACCAACATTAACGCATAGTAATTCAGCCATTCAAATTGAAGGCACGACTGATGTGTGGAATGATCGTTTTCTGAAACAATTGGCTACAGCAAAAATCAAACAGCAGTGGGGTAACAACCTTAAAAAGTTTGAAGGTATTCAAATGCCGGGTGGTGTTACGCTGAATGGTCAGAAAATTTATGATGAAGCATCAGAAGAAATCAAAGAGATGGAAGAACAGATTTATCAAATGGGTTCACTACCTTCGGAAATCTTTACTGGCTAATGTCAACTAACTTTTATTTTAATAATTTTCCGTCAAAGCTGGGTGGTGGCAATGTCATCACTCCAGAACAGTTATTGGTCGAAAATCTTGTCATTGAAGCACTCAAGATTTATGGCTTGGATGTTTATTATTTACCACGCACAACACGTGATCAAGTAGACTATCTGTTTGGTGAAGATGTTTTGAAAGAATATCGCACTGCACATCCAATTGAAATGTATCTAGAAAATGTAAACGGCTTTGATGGTGAACAAGATTTCATATCTAAGTTTGGTTTAGAGATTCGTGATGAAGCAACATTGCTTGTCTCACGACTGAGATTTAGGTATGCGGTTAATGGTTTAACAAGACCTCTTGAAGGTGACTTGATTTACATACCAATGACTACAAGTTTCTTTGAGATTACCAGTGTAGAATCAGAAAACGATCAAGCCATGTTTTATACATTAGGTCGTGGTCGAGGTGGTAATGTGTATGTGTATGCTTTGAAAATGAAACAGTTTTACTTTTCAAATGAAGTTATTGAAACAGGCATTTCAGAAATCGATGGCAATATTCGTAATTACTATCCAAAACTTCGTATTTCATTAGGCTCTGGTTCAGGTAAATTTCTTAACGATGAAATTGTATATCAAGGTTCAAATCTCTCTTCTGCTACAGCACAAGCACTAGTTTACGATTTTCAACCAAATTCATACATTGATGTGTATAGAATGCAGGGTGATTTTGTCGCATCGGCTAATGTGAAAGGTAATACAAGTTCTTCACAATGGACAGTCACACTTGCTTCTGATGCTCCAGTTCAAAACACAGCATTTGAAGACATCATTGACAATGCTCGTATTGAAGCAGCGGGTGATGGTATCATTGACTTTACGGAAGTGAATCCGTTTGGAGAACCTTGATGTTAGGTAATTCTCAATTTTATCATCGCACCATTCGTAAAATGGTGGTTGTGTTTGGTACAATGTTCAATGATCTTGAAATTGTTCGTTATACACAATCTGGTAGCCCAAAAGAAAAACTTAAAGTACCATTGTCATATGGTCCTAAAGAAAGATATCTGACACAGATTACTTCTGATCCAAATTTGATCAAATCGATAAACTCTGTAATACCAAGAATGTCATTTAATCTTGACAACCTTGAGTATGATTCAAGTCGTAAACAGATTTCCACACTACAGAATTTTGCTGCTGCTACAAACACCGGAGTTGCTACACAATATTTACCTGTGCCATATAACTTTGAATTTAGTTTATCAATTTATGTTCGCAACACAGAAGATGGCACACAAATACTGGAACAAATACTACCATTCTTCACACCAGATTTTAGTGTTGTAGTAGATTTTATTCCTCAAATGAATCAGAAGTACACAGTGCCTATCATACTTAATTCAGTAGCATCGACAGTTGATTATGAAGGTGGCATGGGTGATGGTACAACACGAATTATTGTTTGGGATTTAACGTTTACAGCCAAGAGTTTCATCTGGCCACCAGTCAAAACAGGTAAAATTATTAATGCTGCTAATACCAATATCAACATTGATCTTACCTCAAAAGAAATTCAAAAAGTCTATGTTGACTATGCGAATGGTAACAATGTGTTTACAACTGGAGAAACACTCCGTGATAGTGCCAATGGATTCTTTGGTACTGTAGAATACTTCAGCAACACTTCACTTGGCACATTAGTCATTACTGGTGGTAATAAGTATATACAAACTGGCTATACACTTACAGGTGATTATTCTGGAGCAAGATATAATGTGTCTACGCTAGATACAACTTCAATCAATGCTGCTGCGGTAATTGTTGAGCCTAATCCAACAACAGCCGCACCGCCAGCAGACTTTGGATTTATTGAAACGATTAAAGAATGGCCTGATACATTATCATGAAAAAACTGAATAAAAATTTATCTGAAATCTTTGATGTTGAGCCTATTGAAGAAGGCCGAATCGAAACAATGCCTGTTGTAATAGATGATAGTGCTAATCAAATTGATGCCGATGCTGAATTTGCTCGTACAAATATGCGTTCATTGATTGATAATGGTAACCGAGCATTGACTGAATTAGCTTCAGTTGCGAATCAATCAGAGTCACCAAGAGCATATGAAGTCTTAGCCACAATGATGAAAAATCTGGCTGAGATGAATAAAGATTTACTAGAGTTACAAAAAAGAAAAAAAGAGCTTGCACCTCAGTCGGAGTCTAGTAAAGGAGTCAACGTCGATAAAGCAATCTTCGTTGGCTCCACTACCGAATTACTTAAAATGATCAAAGGAAATAAATAAAATTATGGAACAACTAATCGAACAAATGAAGGTTATTCTTGGTACGAACTTTGCTTTGTACTTTAAAGCACATACCTATCATTGGAATGTAGAAGGTCCAAACTTTGCTGAGTATCATGGTTTTCTTGGTACATTCTATGAGGCAGTGTTTGATCAAACTGATCTAATCGCAGAACACATTCGTGCGTTAAATTCTTATGCTCCAACAACTCTTGGAAGAATGAGTGAATTGTCCAAGATTACTTTTAACGTAGCGATACCTGCACCAGTCGTAATGATGTCTGAACCAAAAACATGGTTGGATGCTGAAGAGTTTTACACGATAAATTATGGATGACGGGTACCTTGGTAATGCACGGCTCAAACGAGTCGGTGTTGAAATATCCTACACTGAAGAGCAATTAAAAGAGATTGTAAAATGCACCGAAGATCCGGTGTACTTTATTCGTAACTATGTCAAAATTGTCAACGTAGATAAAGGTCTTGTGCCTTTTGAGATGTGGCCATTTCAAGAAGACATGGTTCGTACATTTCATGACAATCGTTTTTGTATCGCAAAGATGCCACGACAGGTTGGTAAGACAACTACAACTGTCGGGTATATGCTTTGGTCAGCATTGTTCAACGAAGAATTCGTAATTGGTATTCTTGCCAACAAACTCCAACTTGCTCAAGACATTCTTGCTAAGATACAAAAAGCCTATGAGTATTTACCTTCATGGCTTCAACAAGGTATTATCAACTGGAACAAACGTTCGATTGAATTAGAAAATGGTTCAAAGATTTATGCTTACGCTACATCAGCAGCGGGTGTTCGTGGTGGTTCATATAATCTAATCTTTCTTGACGAATTTGCTTTTGTGCCACACAACATGGCAGTAGACTTTTTTACTTCTACTTATCCTGTTATCTCATCTGGTAAAAGTTCAAAAGTAATTATTGTTTCTACTCCGAACGGTCTGAATCTGTTTTATAAGATGTGGACAGATGCGATTGAAAATCGTTCAACATACAAAACACTTGAGATTCACTGGTCAATGGTGCCAGGTCGTGATGAGAAGTGGAAAGAAGAAACGATACGAAACACTTCTGAAGAACAATTCCGACAAGAATTTGAGACAGAGTTTATTGGTTCTTCAGCGACACTGATTTCTGGTTCCAAACTCCGTTCATTGGCGTTCTATGACCCAACCCGTATTGAAGATGACGGCAATCTATTTGTATATGAAGATCCACGCCCAGGACGCATTTACATTGCCACAGTAGACTGTGCTGAGGGCGTAGGTCTAGATTATCATACGATCAATGTTTTGGATGCTACAGAAGCTCCTTATAAACAAGTCGCACGATATCGGAATAATAAGCTGCCGCTATTGTTCTTTCCAACAGTGGTGTATGCTTTAGCCAATCGTTACAACCAGGCTTATGTACTGATTGAAACCAACAATGTTGGTCAGCAAGTCGTAGATATTCTACATTATGATCTGGAATATGAAAACATCTATAAGCTAGAGCATCATCATATCAAAGGTCAGAGCATTTCTGCTGGCTTTAAACGCTCAGTGGCTTTTGGTGTAAAGACAACCAAATCAGTCAAGAAAATTGGCTGTGCTAACTTGAAAACGCTGATTGAGAACGACAAACTCATTATCAACGACTTCGATACCATCGCAGAACTGAACACCTTTGTTCGGACAAGAGACACGTATGCTGCCGAAGAAGGCAATAACGACGATATTGTAATGGGGCTAGTGCTTTATGCCTGGCTGACGGCACAGACATTCTTCAAAGATGAGACAAGAATCGACATCCGCAAGATCATGCTAGAAGAGCAGAACATGTTAGGAGAAGAAAGTATGCTGCCTTTTGGCTTTATTGAAGACGGACTTCGTAGAGAAATGGAAGTGGAAGATGGGGACATGTGGGAGCCACCAGCTGGCTATTTATCATCAAGTTTGTAAAAAACTAAATAGACAATAAAAAGAATATTGACCCAACAATAAAGGAGAAATCCAATGGCATTACAACTATCACCTGGAGTAAATGTATCAGAGATCGATCTGACTACAGTTATTCCTTCGGTTGCCACTTCTACTGGCGCATTTGTAGGACCTTTTAATTGGGGACCATGTAGTGTAGTAACATCTATTTCCGATGAGGTTCGTTTGGTGAACACCTTCGGTAAGCCAGACGGCAATAATTATGAATATTGGTTCTCCGCAGCAAACTTTTTGGCATACGGCAACAATTTAAAAGTTGTTCGTGCCCTGCCAAGTGGTGCTAATAATGCCACCGCAAATGGTGGTGCTTTGGTTATTAAAAACGAAGAAGATTGGGATGACAATCATAACGGTTATGCTGATGGTGCATATGGTGGTTGGGCAGCAAAATTTCCTGGAGCATTAGGCAACTCACTAAAAGTTTCAATAGCTGATTTAGGAACATTTGCAACATGGCCATACCGTTCACAATTTAATGCAAACACTGGAACATCATCATACGTTGCAAGTCGTGGTGGTGCAAATGACGAAGTTCATATCGTTGTTGTTGACGAAGATGGTTTGTGGTCAGGCACAGCAGGTACAGTTCTAGAAAAATATGCATTCGTTTCAAAAGCATCTGATGCTAAAGACGATTCGGGTAATAGCAACTATTATAAAAATGTAGTTTCAAATAAATCACAATATGTTTGGTGGGTTGCTCATCCAGCAACAGCAAATCTAAGTTCTGGTACTGCGTGGGGTTCTACTGCTAATGCTTCATCATTTAAAACAACAACAGCAAATGTAGAATATTCACTGTCAAACGGTGCAGATGGCACAGTGGGTTCTTCACAAATTACTACTGGATGGGATTTGTTTAAAAATCCAGAATCAATTGACATTTCGTTGTGTGTTACTGGTTCAGGTAATAGCACAATTGCTACATACGTTATTAGTAACATTGCTGAATCTCGTAAAGATTGTATGGCATTTATTTCGCCAACCAAAGCAAGTTGTGTAGACAATGCTGGTAGTGAAGCAAGTGCTATCGCAACATACCGTGATTCATTGACTTCATCTTCGTATGCTGTAATTGATTCCGGTTACAAGTATCAGTATGACAAATATAGTGATGTTTATCGTTGGGTTCCACTAAATGGTGACATTGCTGGAACATGTGTTCGTACAGATACCGAACGTGATCCTTGGTTCTCACCTGGTGGTATGAATCGTGGTGTGATCAAAAATGTCATTAAACTTGCATGGAATCCAACAAAATCAGAACGTGATTCTTTGTATCTAAAAGGAATTAATCCTGTTGTTTCGTTCCCAGGTGAAGGCACAGTTTTGTTTGGCGATAAAACGATGTTAGCAAAGCCAAGCGCCTTTGATCGCATCAATGTTCGTCGTTTGTTTATTACACTTGAGAAAGCGATTTCACGTGCGGCTCGTTTCTCTCTGTTCGAATTTAATGATCAGTTTACACGTGCCCAGTTTGTTGCTTTAGTTGAACCATTCTTGCGTGATGTACAAGGCCGTCGTGGTATTGTTGATTTCCGTGTAGTCTGTGATGACACAAACAACACCGCAGAGATTATTGATCGCAATGAATTTGTTGGTGACATTTACATTAAACCTGCTCGTTCTATCAACTTTATTCAACTTAACTTTGTTGCCGTACGCACAGGTGTAAGTTTCAATGAAGTTGTGGGTGCAGCCTAAATAAAAGAGAAACAGGAGAATAATAAATGGCATTTAACGTAAATCAGTTCCGTTCACAACTAACAGGTGACGGTGCCCGCCCAAATCTATTTGAGGTAAGTATGCCGTTTCCTGCGTTCTCAGCACCAGGAAACGCACAAACAAAAATGACGTTCATGTGTAA